AGCAAGTTCTTCTTCAAGATTACTAAACTCAATAATCTTATTTGAGGAAGGATTGCCGTCACGCAAAGCCTCTAATGCTTCACTTATTTCAGCATGAATTAAAGCCATTCTTTCGCCATCATTCACTTCATCTTTCCAGAATCCGTGATTAACTGCGTTTTTATACACTTCTTTTGCTAATTTATTCCATTCCTTCTCGAACATCTCTTTTCACCTCATCTTTTCGAACAAACATCTTTGCAGTTTCCATACATTTATCATAAGTATTTTCGTTGATATTTTCACCACGTTGAACCTTTAGACTAAAAATCCAATCTGCTATTTGTTTTGATGATGCGCCATCATCTAACATGGCGGCTAATTGACTCATTTTACTCATTTAATCACCTGCACATGATGTTTATGTGGAAATAATTTTCACAGTCTAAACATAGACAAAGAATTCTTCCTTCATCAAAATATTCTTCAATGTAAATAAATTCCTTGTGTTCACAGTTCATTCTTTTCACACTCACAAAGTTCTTCCTTCGCTCTCCATGCATCAACAAAACTAACGCTACAATCACCATCGTATTTCACGCTAATTCCGCATTCACACTTCATTTCTATTACATTTACAAATCTATCTTTCAACATATTTATCCCTCAACTATTTCATTGATATAATCGCCAAGCAAGGAAATAACGTAATTATTACCTTCATGCCTAGCGACAATTTCTAGCAACTCTTCTAAAAGAATATTAATATCTTCTTCGTCTGCTATATCCTTTAATATTTTAAATTGTGTTAAATAACTCATTCTATGTTCACCTTCCATATATTATCACATTTATCGCAATTACATTCCATTACTTTGTGAATGTCTTGATTATAGTCTTCATAGAACCTGAATTCAAAATCAAGTGAGCCACATTCAGCACATTGTCTATACGCATCACCATCATAGTGTGCTATATATCTATTTAATCTTAAAATTTCTAAATCTTTACAATTCATTCTTCTTCACCTCATTGTGCTGGTTTTGGCCCACAATAATACAAATTCTTTTTTGCTCTTGTGATAGCCACATAACAAATGTTCATTTCTTCTTGCATATTGGTAGCCTTTGGATGTGGCATACGTTCTGTTGCAAGAATATAAACATTATCTGCCTCAAGACCCTTAGCCTTGTGAACAGTCGAAAGCATAATTTCTCCCTTTTCATTACCATCGAAAACACGCTTAATTTCTGCAATAATACCACCAACAGTTGTAGCCTTTGTTGCAAAAATGCGAATACATTCGTATTTATCTTCAAGAGAATGTGCTTGATTTGTCTTATCTAGACTAATCAAACGGTCATAGTTATATCTAAAATCATGCTCAAGTAATTCTGAAAACTCTTCAGAACCCATGTTATTATTCTTAGTAATCTTATTTACTGCATTAACAAGTCCTTTTGTCATATCTCGACCAAGAACATAAGCAGATTTACCTTGCATAATTAATTCATAGAATGCGCTCACCAAAGGAGCATTGTATCTACATAGAACCATATCTCCCTCTTCAGGATTAAACGGTGCTTTTTCTACAACTTTACCTTCGATGGCATCTTCTTTACAATCAAAGTCAGCGACGAAACGATTGGCTTCTTTTACGACTGATTTTGGACAACGCCATGTCAAAGACAAAGAAAATTCCTTGACTTCTCGACCACGCTTCTCAAGTTGCGACTTAAAAATCGAAATTGAATTGCTGTCAGCCCCTCGGAAACCGTAAATTGCTTGGTTTCTATCGCCAACAATGACGATTCGACTTTCTTCATTGACGCATCTAAAGATTAATTCACGTTGCATTTCATTAAAATCCTGTGCTTCATCAACAAACAATACATCAAACTTAGGCAAAGAATATCCATTTACAATGGGTAACCAAATCATATCGTCAAAATCAATCAAACTTGTGTTCTGTTTGCACATTTCAAGAAGAACTGGAATGTTCTTCAATGCCATTTCTTCTTCACGGCTAGAGTTAAAGTTGATATTATATGCATCAATAATTTGAAGAATACTCTTACGGTCATTTCCTTCAACTAAAGAACCTTTAATCAAACTAATCAACTTACAAAGTTGAGAAGTATCTTGATAATCTTTACCTAGAATATCATTGATAAAGTTCTTTACTTTCCAATTATTTACTTTTGTTCGGATTCCTGCTGAACGAATTGCAGCAAAGCCTAATGCATGGAATGTTTTTGCTTCAACTCCTTCTGGGAGTCTTTCCGCAAGTTCCGTTGCAATAGACTTATTAAAACAAAGAAAAGCCATATTGCTTCCGTTTGTTCTGTTTCCTCCTTCTACGATTGTAAAAGTTTTACCAGTGCCAGCACCAGCATTTACGATTACATCTCCTTTTCCTTCGGCAAGTTCTTGCCAAATTGCTTCTTGTTGTTTTGTTCCTGTTATCATTATTTTTACCTCCTTATTTAGAGTGGAATATAAAATGAGATTAAATCTCGGTGAATGTGAATGGGGAAAAGAACTTCATAGTTATGTGGCTACTATCTCCATGACGGTAAAATTCTGTTCTTATTACTGGATAAACCCCGTGAAAAGGTGAAGAAGGAGAAAAATCCTTAATTAAAAGGATTACATTAATTTGTCGCCCTTTTCTCAACTTCTTCATGTGGTGTGGGAAGTGGGATTTGAACCCACGAAGCAATACGCACAGGATTTTAAGCCCTGCTCCTTTGACCAAACTCGGATATTCCCACATATTATTCCGAATACTTTAGTATATGACAAAAGATTGTTTTTGCGTGATTGTCAGCACCCTTCAACCCCTTTTGGATATATAATGACCGCGTGACCCCTTTTCTTACTTTAATAAACAAAAGTAAGAACTACAATGACAATAATAAGAAAAAAGAGAAGGAAAACCAATATGCTGAATCAATGCTTCTGAGGGGCAAAGAGGTATAATGGTTTATTAATCAGCAAAACCTTCATGGAGTCCGTTAATAGGCAGGGAACATCTTTCAACATTCCCTGCCTATGCTTCAAAAAGAATCAATTAAGATTCAATTCAAAGGTCTTCTGAAGTTTCTTCCTCAGATGCTTCTTCTGTGGACAAAAGGGAGTCCAAAAGGCCATCCCAAGACTTGTCCTTAAATCGGCCATTGAGAGCATTTCGGGTTCTCTTACCGACAGATGCAGCATATTCTGAAGAATCTTCAAACAATCCGCCACCAGATTTAACGTGCTTAAACAAAATAGCACCCATAATCGGGTCGTGGTTGTAAAAGTTTTCAGCCGCTTCTTCAACAACTCCGCAGATTCTATCTACATTGATGCGAACAGCAGTAGGAATTGACGATTTTTGTCCCTTTCTGAAAGGACTTCCGTTTCTTCCCGACAAAAGACCCTTAAGGGCCTTGTGTGCGCTTGCTCGCTCATTTTCATCTTCATTTCCTACTTGAAGATGTAGTTCGACAACCTGCGATAGAGCAGGGCTAAGGTCGTTATCTGCGTTTAGGTATTCTTGAACATCGAGTACGATGCTGTTCCATTCCATATCTTCCATTTTTTCACTTCCGTATATTTTTGTGGAGGACTTACTTCTTTTGCCTCGCACCTAACCCTTGTTCTAATACCATATAAAGGAACACAAATTGATGAATTAACCTCGACCTTCTTGACTTAACTTGCATTACCCTAAGATTGCACGAATCTACTTTTCTTCGCTTTGACCCTTTCAAATTTCATCACACTAAAGAAATCATTTATTTCTATTTGAAGGCATTTCTGATTATGATTAAAACTTCATTTTTCTAATGGGTTGGCCTGTGTAGGGTTTTTCTAGCAACTCTAGAATTTAGGCTAGTGTAACACTACCCTTTAGTAACTTGCCTTTACCAGCATTTCAGACCACATTATTCTAATTTTCTAATTTTCTAACCCCCCCTCTCTCCCTGTGTATCTGTGTGTGATGATGATGATGATATGTAATATATATTATTATAATAATTAGAATAATAGAATAATCTATTATCTCTTACTCCCTGTTACACTACCCTCAAGTTTCTTACAAGTTCTTTCCAAATCGGCACTTGGAATAAAGTTGGAATAATACCTACGTTATATATTAATATTAAATATTACAATTAGAATAAGACCAATTGAAAGATACCCATACTTGATGAATATAAATTTGAGTTCAATATATTATACTTATTTTTTGAGTCTTAAGGTGTATGGAATTAGGTAATAGGCGTTAATGAATAGTTCATCTGCTGACAAACGCTAAAAATGAACTATTGCGTCAGCCATTCACGCCTATTACCATAAACCTAAAAAAAAGGGGCATAAAGCCCCTAATTTTATCCGTTTTTGAATCATTTTAGATTCAAATGTCATTCATTGATGACACTAATGAGCAAACTAAGCATTGCGATTCTTTGTTCATTGAAGACACCCGAATCTTTGATGATTTCAAACATTGCCTTCAATAGTTCTTGTTCGCTACATCCTACGGGAATATAGCCATCAGTGCTTGCATCATAAATCAATGTCGCTCTATCCTCGATGTATTCGAGTACTTTTGCTAGTGTTTCAGCCGCTTTGATTATTCGTTCAAGTTGTGCATCATTTTCTGTCTGCATGATTATATTATGTCTTTGAATATATAGTGGTAAATTGCCAAAGCATATGGTAAGATAAAGATTGTTCAGCATGAACACACAATAAAACATATAATCTGTTCTGCCCCACAAAAAAAGAGGGCAAAGCCCTCAATTTTATCCGTTTTTGAGTCAAATGTGAGTTATTCTTCTTCATCTTTTTTGGCTTTTTTGTACTTTTCAAGCCATACTCTCGCCATAAATGCCACCCATTTTGGCGACTGTTTGAGTTCTTCGCCTAAACAATGAGGACAAATCGCTTCTTTGTCATTTATCCACATCATCTCTTCTTCATGAGTTTTGCAATACATAGAAACCGAACCGAGTTTTAGTTTGAAATCTTCAGACAATTCGATACCCCCGCATATTCTTCCATTCTCCATCCCACAATTCACCGTTGAGAAACCATTTAAAGTTTTTTTGTTGAATATGCACATTAGGCAATCCATTAAGGCGTTCTTTAGTGGTGTTGGTGAAATATCCCGCATTTGTTATTAAAAGTCCTTCTTTCCTGTTTTGTCGAGCGATTAGGTTTCCGTGAAGGTATAGTTTTGTGGTGATGTCATGGGGGGAATCATCTAAAACCCTAACTTCGGTATTACCTCGCTTAAACGGTTCTTCAGTCCTAAATGCCCATATTGCTTCTTGCGTAATCTTTCGCATGATAATATGAGGGTTTGGTGATATAAGCGTAAATTGCCAAAGCATATGGTAAGACGTATTGACGTAAGGCAATACAACAACAAATAAACATTAAGTTGTCGCACCCTAAAAAAAGAGGCTTTCGCCTCAATTTTTGTCCTTTTTTGAGATAACTTTGTTAATCACCAAAGTTTTTCATAAATATCTCGATAATGTTGGAACAAAATCTCATTGAATTTCATTTCATACCATTCGCCAATTCTTAATCTCATATAGAAGATTGGGTCATATCCAGCATCATCTTTTCGAATTCTGAGAATAGTGGAGTCCCTACCCAATATGATGACTAATTCGTTAAATTGGTAAAGCAGGTGATGGTTGAGTTGCTCAATTTGAGAATCGGCTAAATCAATGATTTTTTGTTTCGTAATGGATTCCCCGTATTGTTTAATTATATCATCAACCAATGATTTTAATTGTTCATCAGTTCCCAAACAGGTGTATATTTCAGTATCTTCGCTCATTTATTCTTCCTCCGTTTTGTTCATAATTTCAACGATTTGACCCTTAAGGTCTTTTGCTCGATTCAATGAAAGGATATGTTCAATAAAATCCGCTTCATCAATCGCATCCATTGTGATAGTTAGTTTAAAAGTTCTCATTGGTATTCCTCCTTTGTTATTGCGTTTTGAACTGCTACTTTGTTAAAGTATTCAATAATGGCAATAATAGCCATTTCTTCTTGAAAAATATCAATTAGGGGTTGTATTTTTCTTACATCTTCTTCAGGCATGATTTCAAACTTCACGCCTTGTTCTTCTAATCTCTTCATGGGGTCTTGCTCCATATTTACATAATACAATAGGATATATGAAGATAAATTGCCAAAGCATATGGTAATGGTCAAGCAACACGGTTTTCGAAAGTAACAAGCGTTTATGCGTAGCATAATGACCATTACCTCAACGAATAAAAAAACAGCCCAGAAACGTGCGTAAATGTTAGATTGTACACGTTTCTGGGCTTAATGAGTAAAAGGGTGGCGCAACCCTGCTAATTACCTCAAGCATCCTCCTTTAGTGGCATATTGTAAAGAGGCTCGCCACTCTCGCCCCATGTGAGTCCGTTTCCAAAGTGCGACTTTGTTCGATTGATTGCCTTATCGACAATACAATGCTGAATAAGTGCCTTTGCTGTGCCGTAAATGTCATTCTTAGAAGGACTTTTACAGATTGATGAAAGAAGTGCTTGGTCATCTTCATCAAGGTTTTCGACCATGCGTGTAGCAATTTGATTCATGCGACCATCAAAGTTTCGCATTTCTGGGCCGTAGTCTTTTGTTGGTTGTCCCTGTGAAGGTACATCCAAATCGAGTTCTCTTGCGACTGGTGAGTTATTTCGCCAATACTTAGCGATTGCTTTCTCATCAGCAGTTTCAAGAGTACTGCGTTGGTTTTCAAAATAGTCTGAAAGGGTCAAATCCATGATTTGAGCCTTAAGAGCCATATTGCTCTCAATCAGTCCATTGTCTTGCTTTGCTTTTAGACTAACATGAATTCGATTCATGCGTTCATCCAATTGTTCAAACGTTATTCCTGTCATAATTTTCACCTCAAATGTTGGGTTTTCGCTGGGTTGCGCCATTCATACTATGTTATTGGATATATAATAGCAAATTGCCAAAGCATATGGTAAGGAAAATCGTTTAGATACAAATAAATCGTTAAGAACGATTAACGATTGACGACCACAAAAAAAATGGAGGCATAGCCTCCAAATTTTCATCCTTTGAGTCATTGGGTCACAATTCAAAGCAAATTGTGAGTTCTGACCGTGTAGCGTTCACCCTTGAGTTTATCGAGGGTTTCCACAAGTAACTTGTACTTTGGATTTGGGACATCAACTTTGGTGATGATTCCAAAATCGTTCTCCATTGGAGTTTTGATTGTTGGTCGCTTCCAACCACCCTTCGATGAAAGATTTACGGCCTCCCATGCAATTGTCATCTTGTAGTCATCGTTGAGCCGTAGGGCTTCATTCTCAGCCTTGTGTGGGTTTTGGTAGCGGCCCACGACCTTTTCTTTCTTCGTATCGTATATTTCATGCACTTTGAACATTATTCTGCCTCCAGTGATGATATTATATTATTGGAACTATAATGGAAAAATGCCAAAGCATATGGTAATGATAAGCGATGGAAATAACGTCAAGTATATCGCGTTTTATACGCAGTATAAATATCATTACCTCAAAAATAAAAAAATTGAGGGCATCCACCCAACAGAACCTACTAAGGCAGACGCTTTTACTTGATTAGACATTAACTAGTATTGCCTTTCTATCTATAACGTGTGCATGTTCGTGAACTGCGGGTTTCAGCCCCTAATGGTTTCTTATGGCCAATTATACGCCATTGGAGATTAAAGGACAGGTAAGGGGGAATGCTTCAGTTATTGAATCAACTTGCACCACGCCAAACGGCTCTTGTTTTTGTGGCGAATCAATTTTTCACATTCCCCCCTTCCATTGTATCATATTCAATGATACTTGATGAATAGGGCGACAAAAGCGGTTTCAAACCAAAATCAACCTTGTGTGTCCTCCACGTTAAATGAAGGCATATCGTTTTCTCCCCATGACAAAGTTTCATTGTCATGGTGCGAGCGCACACGATTTCGTGCCTTTTCTACGAGGTTATGTTCAAGACATGCCTCAATAGATGCGTAGCCGTCGTTTTTGCTTGGGCTTCGAGGCATAGCCATCAAAGCGTCAGCAAGACGAGAATCCTCATGGTTTTGGATTGATTCAGCCAATACACCGAGAATGATGGTAAAAATACCATCCCATGTAGCCATACTTGGCCCATAGTCTTTTTTTGGTTGTCCTTGAGATGGAACATCGAGGTCTAATTCTCTTGCGATTGGGGAAACATTCCGCCAATACTTTGCAAGTTCCTTAGAATCTGCGTTGCTCATATCAGACTGATGCCAGTCATCAAGGGTTAGTTGCATGATTTGTGCCTTAATCGCCAAGTTAGATGGGATAAGGTCACTATCACGCTTTGTTTGAAGAGATGACTCGATTCGGGCCATCCTGTCCGTTAGTGTTTCAATTGTTAGTTCTGTTGCCATACTTTTTCCTCCTGTGTTAAAAGAAGGTCAAAATTTGATTTGAAACCGCTAATGCCAACTATCCTATGCCTTTGGATATATAATGGGATTTTGCCAAAGCATATGGTAAGATAAAAAGTTCTCCAGTAAATAACGCACTAAAGTATTGAACTTGACTCTTACCCTAAAAAAACAGGGCCAAAGCCCTGAATTTTCATCCTTTATTCCAGTAGAATTGATTTAATCATGTAATGTTGGAGAAAATGGGTCTTGTCCACCTACATTTTTTCCAGCATCACAAGTTGGGCAAGTGAGAAACATAACTCCATTATCCCAGCCACTATGAATTTCATCTCCACAATCTGCACATAATCCCATTGTTGCACAATTCTCTTGATGGTCATAACATGGGTTACAGTAAAGGGTTTCAATTCCCAGAACTGTGCAGGTTTGGTTATTACAGTCTTTTGTTTTGCATTTCATGATAATACTGTATCTTTGAGTATATAGTATAAAATTGTCAAAGCATATGATTGTAAATTTATGGTTTACCCAACCATATGGCTTTGTTGCAAATTTTTATTTATTATTTATTTTAAAGAATAAACGGCTTATTAGTTAAGATTACATCACTTGGGCTAACATATTATTACAGAAGACCCGCTACACTTATAATATGAACGAACTTAGAACAAAATGAGCCTGATGAGTAGTTCAGATACTCTTGAACAACAGATAAATAGAAATGTAGATACCATTAAATCACAATTAGAAGATATATTAGGTATCATTAAAGATAATACAGACAAAACATTATCTGAGAAAGAATTAAAAATACTTAAGAATATTCAAAGTAAGATACAAATACTTAAGAAACAAATAACTGATGTATTAAATATTAAAACAAATACTAAACAAACAAAATTATTTTAAAAGAAAATAATAAATAAATAAAACATTTTTATTCTGGTTATACATAAAAAATAAAAAATAAAAAAACGCAAGTGCCAAAAAAATTCCAGCCCAAATTTTGAGAAAAAAGAGATGATTAACATGAATTGGCAAAATATTCTTAAAAATACTAAAAAAGATATTTTAGAGGGCCTTCATATTCTACAACAAAATATTACTCCAGACATTCTAGAAAAACATACAATGGAAAGAGGCATACATATGTTTAATATAAAAAAGAAAAATGATAGTTTTTATTTTGGTCGTGTTAATCTGCGAATAAACGAACCTAAACCTGCTGGTTTTGGTTCTTCAAAAAATATCAAAAAACCTAAAGAAAAAATTGTTTCTATAATTAAAGAACTTAAAGAAAGCAATTTGAAAAATTATTCCGATGAGAATGGAAAACTTAGGGCATTATTCGTAGTGATTACTCCAAACGTTGATGAACAATACCTAGAGATAGATATGAAGCGTAAATAAAAATTCCAGCCCAAATTTTGAGAAAAACGTGATTACTATGTGGAAAGACGAAATTATTAAACGACAACCAAGAGATGTGCAACTAGAAAAGAATATTAATAGATTTATCAAAGAAATTGAAAATATGGAAAACAGATTATCAACAATGGATATGTATATTCCTTTACCTCAAAAAGCAGAAAGACCAATTAAAAAGGCTCTTAAGGCTTTAGAAGAGGCAGAAGAGGCACTAAGAGATGTTCTCGATGAAGTTTGAAAAAAAATTCCAGCCCAAAATTTGAGAAAAGGTGATTAAAGATGAAATGGGAAGATATATTAAAAGACACCAATACAGCAATAGCGAAGATTCTAAGTAAAATATTTGTAAAAGAGTATATTCAAGAACTCTTAGCAAAGCCTAATCCGAAACAAGCGACTATTGAAGTATTAGAAAGTGAAATTAAATATACAAAACGAACTATGGAAACCATAGTTCCTTATAAAATCCTAATAGAAGAACATCGAAAAAAGATTGCTAAATATGAAGAGGCTATTGAGAAAATAAAGAATTTAAAGTGATATTATGTGGAAAGACACTCTAAAGAAAAGAAAAACTAACTTAGGAAGAGGTTCTGGAGGCATGACTCCAGAAGAACTTAAAGAGGCTAAAGAAAGACTTAGAAGAAAAGAAAGAAGAAAAATACCTCTCAGCGAATTAAGAGAACAAGAAAACGACCCAGAATTTAGAGCAAAACAAGAAAGGGCAAGAAGAAGCGTCAAAGATAAAAAAAGTGATTATTATGACATGGGAAGAAATACTTAAAGAAAAATCCATATTTATAAAATTTCGTGAAGAATTAAATAATCTCCTGCGCCAAGCAGATATTCTTGTGGGAAAAAAGTATAGCACTAGAGAAAAACAGTATGGTACTAGAGAAGAAGCATTTTTAAGGAAAGTTGATGCATTTTTGAACAAGTTGAAAGATAACGATATTACTGCTAAAACGGATAAAGGTCAAATTTTCTTTGATGCAAAAACAACAAAGAATCTAAAGGAATTGATTGAATTAGCAAAATACTACAATGCTGGTAAAAGCGGAAAAGGTGATTTTTAAAAAAAAGTGATTAATATGTGGAAAGATGAAATAATTAGAAAAAGGTCATTTACTCGACTTTATAGTAGAAATGAAAAAAGAGAAGCAATCAAAGAAGTAATGGATAGTTTAGAAGAAACTATCAAAATTGCTGAGAAAAATAATGAGCAGATGAAGTTGATGATTCTTCAAAGTTTAACATCGGCACGATTTGAATTACAAAAAAGATATGACACCATACAAGGCGATAGACCTTATCAATAAAAAAGTGATTAAATGTCAGAAGTTCCCATATTGTACTTGACTTCAACTGATACGTTAGAATTATTACAGAATTTAACAACTTTGCATAAAGACATCATACCCGATTTGGTGGAAAACATTTATAGGTATTCAGAAGATAAGTTGGAACTAGAGGACTTTGAGGATATGATAAAGGCTTTTCTTTACTTTACAAGTGAGGCATTAGATTCATTAGTTAGATTAAATACGTTATTGCACAATCAATAGGTGATATTATGTGGAAAGGAATTGTTAAAAAACAAATTAGAAAAGGCGCAAGTTACGAAGAAGATTTCGTAAGTAAACATAAAGGTAAGCAGGATGATTTCGGTATTTATGTTCGTTCACCTGAAAATGTTAGCATTATTAAAGAAGAAGCAACATTAGAATGGACAGGTTCTATTGAAGTTTATTCTGCTGGCTTTGGTGCATTGAGTTCTTCATCCAATAAATTAACACTAGAAATAGAATATGTTAAAATGGGGGATGACGACGAGAAAGAAATAACTAAAGAGTTCGTTTTTACTGGTAATTTTGAAGATGATGGAGGCGGTAATCCTGAAGATATTACAGTTGATATGGATTTTTCGGATTTTAACAATCCAAAGATTACAAAAGTGAAAGTAGCATATGAGGGGCGATTTAATGAGTGATTGGTCAAAACTTCTTAAAAATCAGAAAGAAGCGTCAAGCGCACAAAGCCTCGCTACTTTACAACAAAATCTAAAAGATGCACCAAGATATATTAAAATTGCATTAAATGAAATAGAAAGATACCTAATGGGTGAGAAAAATGTATAAGGACATATTGAAGAGAGATAGAATGCCAAAGCCAAAAAGGGGCAAAGGCCGTCGTAGACAAACTGCTGAAAAAGACCGTAAAAAAGATGAATTTGGCGGTATGCAAATTAGTGGTGATGTTGAAGCAATTATTGGAAATAAAGAAGAGCGTGATAAAAGAGATGAAAGAGAAGCAGCCGATAAAAAATCTGGAAGGGTAAATCCCTTTGAAATAACTGCTGATTTTGCTCAAGCCACAGATGTTTTTGAAAAAGACTTTAATGACTTTGAAATATTTGATGAAATGAAAAAGCGAGTTAATGGGCTTTTTAAAGAGGCTGAGTTTTATTTTAAGCAAGGTGAAAAAAGGCAAAAGCAATTAGATACTGAATTTAAAGAAGCACTTAAGCGAAAACAAGGTATTGCTAGAGTAAGAAAAACTATTGAAACTTCAAACTATTATAGTCTTAAGAAATTCAATGAAAAACTAAAAAGCGAGAACATGAAAATTGGCAAAAAGAATTATCCAGTTATTGAAGTTTTAGCAGCAATTGTGGTTGTTACTATTCAGGGTGATGATAAAGAAGCAACTGTTAGAGAAACATTTAATGACGCAGCCGATTACTTAGAAAGAAGGAATTTTGACCTTCTTACTCAAGGAGCGAATGGTTATAAGTTTTTGATAGATTTGGCTGAAAGATTAGGAATAGATGAATATGATAGGCCACGCATGGTAGTAGGAAGAACAGGTAAATTTTATCTTGAAGAAGGACAAGCCACATATTTTGATTTAGACGATGTTCTTTGAATAGGTGATTCTATGAACTGGTTTGAAGTATTGAAAAAAACAATGAACGCTTTAGAGTTCATTGAATATTTTCAAGAAAAGTTGGGAGGAAAACCAACTTATCCTAGTACTGCTAGTTTAAGAATACCTGAGAATAAACTCACAAGACCTATCGTTTACAAATTAGATTATCCAAATGGCTACATTAAAGTAACGATGGGTAAAAAAGGAGAAAAGCACGTTAATGTAAATGGCGTAGTTGTGGCAAATGTTTTTAACCTAAAGGATGCAGTAGAAGAAGTAGAAGAGGCCGTTGGCTCAGATACCTTTGAAAAGAAAGCAGGTGGAGTATCATTTGGTGGTCATGGAACAAATCCAGAACTATTCAATATAAAATACGGAGGTGGAAAAGGTGGCAAAAAACGTAAGAAAGAAGACGAGTAAATATAATAAACAGTCTATTACGCAAACCTTTGAAGGTTCTGATTTTCAAAAAGATTACAATGATTGGGAAAATCATTGTGATAGTATTGACAAAGATGAGTTACAAGTTCAAAATGGAACGCTTTTGGACTTTTTAGTTCAACACGTTGATGAAGCAAGAGATGGCACATCAAGAAATGGTGCGAGATTGCCAATCAAAGAAATACGTGAGATTTTAAATTCAGATATTATTACTAAGCCCGCTATTCAAAAAGTAAAAGATATGCGTAAGCATATTTCAGAAATGAAGAATAGCAAAGGTAAGGGTGGATTAGACCCAGCATTCATTTCATTTACAGATAGAGCCTATGATAAAAGAAACAAGTTTAGGTCAAAGCGAACTGTTTATGGACATTACATGACTCAGAATTATGTTAATAGAAAGACGTTTAAGGATAAAAATTTCAAAGGTGAACCTGTTGATGGAGATTGGCTTACAGGAAAAAATCCTCCGCATCTTGCATTATTCTCGGAAACAGAAGGAGATTACAGTAAGCCCTTTGGTTTGTTAAAAATTCTCGATAATGCCATTGATTCATTTAAAGAAATCACAGTTCAGCCTATTATTGATAGTATCACTAGAGCGAATGCTATGAAACTTGATAGTATTTACCCGATTGAAAAGTTCTTCGACAATGTTGTAAAAACAGATGGTTATTGGAAAGCAAGCGGGGAATTGAAAACTTCTTCTGTTGCTTCTGAATTCAAAGCAACACAATTTGATGTAAAGCCAAGTGGTGCAAGAATCATACAAAGGCTTACAAATTTAGAAGATGTTGCGGGAAAAATTACTGCTTTTAAGATTAAAGCGACAATACCAATTAATTATTTGGTTGGTGAAGCACTTAAGAGAAAGAATAAGAAAAACGCACCTGCTGGAGAAAAGAACCGAGCATGGGCAAAATCAGGTTTTGATTACAGAAAGACTCGAAAAGAAGTATATGGCAAAGATACAAAGAGTCCAGACAAAAAGGTAATAAGTAAGTCATGGCAAGAAGTCATAAGGGCGTGATGCATATGTGGAAAGCCATATTGAAGGATGAAAGGTTTGATGCCTTTAGACAAAATATGTCGAGTATGCACGAAGATATGCTAAGAGCAGAAAAAGGTTCAGTAATTTCAAGAGCCGAAAGTATGATAGAATCCTTGTTAGATTACAAAGAAGACTTGATGGAAAAGAAGGAAAATAAAAGACTAGATAGATTTATTGATGACAATTTTCCTATAAGGCAAATAGATAGTCTAATCGCATCGTTAAGAAAATTTAAAGAAAGTATGGAAAAAAAATTAGGTGTTTAGTATGTGGAAGAACGAAATTAAAAAGAATAGACGCAATTTGTCAAGAGATGACATTAAAAGATATTGGCCTGAACCTAGTGAATGGTATAAAGATTTAGAAGAAGTTCGGGGATTTGGTCAAATGTTTGAAGATTTTTTTAATCTCGGAGTAGGAGGCGGGGAAACTATTTGGTATTATTGGGAAAAACCATGGAAATGGAATCCTGAATATAAAATCCTATATGATGCAGGAATTAAATTAGGCTTAGACCCTGAAGATTTAAAAGAATATATGTATGATAATAATATTTATTCTTTACAAGATTTAAAGAAACACATAGAGAAAAAGGATGATTAGTATGTGGAAAGATATTTTAAAAGGCGAAGAAGTTCATCCTAGCGTAAAAGGTTTCATTGGTAGAAGAATGTCAAAAATTCGTCAAGCGATGATTAAAGAACAAAAAGAAATAGAAGAAGCGGAAGAGTTTATGCAAGGTAAACTTTATGCAAGTTACCCCTTTAAAATAAAAGACCAAGTAGAAAGGGGCATAAAAGAGCAAAAAGAAAAAATAGAAAAATTAGGTAAAATAATAGGTGCTAAATTTAGTCCACAACATGATAAATTCCCTATGACCCCTTCACAAAGATTAAGCCCATCTACTAAAAAATTAAAAGTTAAAAGAATGGAAAGACCAAGTGCGTTTAGTTATAATCCTAAAGATACTTTTGATTCAAATGTTATGAGAAGATTTAATATTTCTGAGAAAGACTTTAATGCGATGAGTAGAGAAAGAAAGGATGGTTTTAGAGAAGGCTATAAATTATTAGAAGGGGATAAATAAAATGGTTACTCGTAAGCGTTGTGGTTTTTGCCAACATGAAAATAGGGAAGAACTTGAATCCTTGTTAGAAACAGGGCAAGCAAGTTGTGATGCCCTAGATTTGCAGAATGATTGGAGAAGTGGAACTTCCTCCCAACATCAAAGAAATCACATGGGGAACTATGAAATGGCTTCTAATCCTCGTTGTGTGCTATGCACAGACCCGATGAGAAAACACTATGAGATTGCGCTTTCGGAAGGTAATATCACAAGTGAAGCAGTTTCTGAGGCTCTAAACGTGTCGAAAGAACAGGTGCAACGGCACATGAAGCACCACTTGTCGCCATTGGTACAGAAATCTGCGGCCTCCTTGATAGCGAAAAAGGAGGTAAATGAAGTTGATTTGTTATCAGCGAATGTTCAGCGATTAGATATGAAATTAGATGATGTATTCGCTATGGATGATTTAGACCCAAAGGTGATTGATAGTCTCACCAAACTCGCTAGAGAGATTCGTGAATCATTAAAGTACCTTATGGAGTTTAAAGGCAAATTGGTTCATAAAAGACAAGATACAGTTATTTTCGCACAGATGCAAATTGTTCAAGAAGTGCTTGCACAGAACAATCCTGAGATTTGGCTTGACATTAAAAAAGAAATGCAGGAGAGATTACAATGAGTTGGGAAGATATAATTAAAAAAGAAAATGAATTACCCAAACCATTCAAAGATGTCATAAAATGGAAAGGCAAATATTATAAACACTATGATACTAAAACAAGTGATTATGCACCTTTAGGAATTTATTATATATATTTTCCATCTGATAAAGATGGTAATTTAGTCGGTAATTCTCTAACTCATGAAATTAAAGAACTTGCTTTAGATTCGGATAGTGTAGATGCTAAGATAATTGAAGGCGATTTTGGCTATGTTGGTGTTGATTAAAAATATACAGGAGAGATTACAATGACACGCTGTAAATTACTTGACCAATGGTTTGATTCAAAGTCTAAAGAATTAGATAAGGAAGAAAATAAGCAGAAAAAAGATTTAATTACTGGACAAAAGAAGTGATTTTATGTCAGAAATCAAAACTTTTCTGGAAACTGCGAAGAAGGGTAAAACCTTGCGTAGTCTTTTACAATTTTTATTAGTCAAAGATATTACAGAAGAGTTCAAAGGTGCAAACTTATCTAGTTCAATCAGTAAAACATTTGAAATGTTAAATTCAGGTAGTTTAGATAATGAAGTTGAGAATATCCTCAACGAAACAATATTCAAAGGGAAAAAAGATGAAGTTCTTTCTCGATTAAATTCACTAAAAGAAGCATTTCTCTCTAAAGGAACAGGAACTGCATCAAGAACAAAAGAGTTCAACGACAAAATTAAACCAAAACTTTCTAAATTAAGAGAACTTTCGCAAAAATTAAGAGAAAATAAGGATAATGAAGCCGTATTTTCTAAAATAAAAGGTGAATCAGAAGAGTTAGTTACTGAATTAAACGAAGAAATAGAAAAATTTACCGAAAAATTTGGAAGAGAAGGCGGATTTAGAGATACTCCTAAGATTAAAGAGTTAATGGATGCCACAAAAAAGACAATTTCTGAATTTAAAGAGTTATTTTTAACAAAAGACGTTTCTTCTGATGCAGGTTACTACGATTCTATCATTCAAGATAATATTTCTTTCGTTTTAGAGAGAGATATTAAGAGTTTTACCTCAGATGACGTTGAAAATTACATCACAGCAGTAAATAATGCTGTCGGAAAGGCTTCAACAGGCAAATTTAGGCCATTATACATAGACCATGAAGAAAACGGTGTTCAAATTAACTCAAGTTTTCCAAAAAGACTCTACAAAGGTAAAAGAGCAACACTAGTAAAGCCCCTAAAGTTCTTAATTAACAGCGATTTTGGTCAAGATTGGTGGAAACAATGGTCTAAAGGACAAACTCGTAAAGGAGTCATAACTGCATCCGAAATTAGAGAAAGAATTGTTAAGCAATTGTTTTATGGTGGTTTAACTTTTAGAGAACATTTTAATTTTAGAGCAGGTAGCGATACTGATAATGAAAAAATTATAAGAAATAATGAAAAATTGGATATAATTGAAGAAAAAGATGAAGCGGGAAATAAGACAAAACGTCTTAAGTTAGACGATACGTTAAATAAAACAATAGGTAATGCAGTTAGCGGGGAATCCTTAGAAAAAATATTTAGTTCATTTTATACAGAAACATTAGGTAAAAATTACAACCCCACAGAAAATCACAATAAATTACTTATTGAATTAATTAAAAAATACAGACAGCCTGTTGAAAAGTTCCAAAATTTTCTTAAAAAAGAGTATAGTGACCTAATTGATAAACTAATTAAAAAAGTCCGAACAGATAAATCAAAACTAGGGACAGTTATTAGGATTGAAAATGTAGAATTGCCGAAGGGTCTTGAGTATGACGAAAAAGAAAACACTTTTATTGACGAAGAGGAAGATACTCTCACTTTAGAAGAAGTAAGAGAGATATATGAAGGTGATGAATTAGCCACAATCAATCAATACATAAAAAATATAAACACACCTATGGAAGAACCCGATACTTTCTTTGATTTCTTAAATAGTAAAGAAGATATCGAAGCATATTTTAATAAAATTGCAACTAATCAACTAATTAGCCCAAATGTAGACAATTTGCTAGGTGTTTTGTTTGAATTAAGCGAAATGGCTGAAAGAGAAGGCAATTATGAGGTATTAGAAGAAGAAATTCAATCAATTATGACCAATAAAGCCTTCGATTCTAATGAAAAAAGGGAACAAATTGAGAAAATTGAGAGGGCTATTGTTGATAAATTAAAGAATTATAGTAGGTTAATTAAGAGAGGATTTGCCCAAAAAGCAAAGGATTTCATAGAAAATCACCGTAATTATAGTACAAGTGCCGATGTAAGAGGGAAACTTTTAAGGCAACTGGAAGAACAGAACGTAATTAGGAGGGGATGAGTATGTCTGAGGTTATTAAAGCAAAAAGAGAAGCCAAAGTTTTAGAAAAAATCCCTCAAGATTTATTTAATGAAATTGTCGGTGCAATGCCAGAAAGCGAAGCACCTGCACTAAATAGTTTATTGTTAGAATTGAACAAGGAAACGAAGCAATTTGACGAAAATATGTCAAGAATCGAAAAGAAGAGAAAAAAGAAAGAAATAAGAAATAAAATTGAAAATTTCTTTTCAGAAGTAGAATCAAGAGCAAGTAAGCCAAATGAAGCAATTAGAGAACAGATTAAAGAAGTTCAAGAAAAATTCAAAAAAGATTCTGCTGAAACAACAAAAAAGTTTAGCGAAGAAAGAAAGAAAAAAATGAAAAATTTAGAAGGTAAGCAACCATCAGAAAAAATTAGACAAGAAGTTGCTGATATTGCTTCTAAGAGAAATTCTGAACTTCAAGAATTAGCAAGGCAAAGAGATGCAGATGTAGAAAAATTAGAAAGAGAACTTACGGCAAGTGTGGAGTCTATTGAAATAGATAGAAGATTAATCGGTAAATTGGCTAATAAATTCTTTACTGTAAAAGTAGATAAATTAGAGAATCTAATAAATAAAATTAAAATACAAAGAGATGGAGAGTCATATCCTAACAAAGTATTTATCAACTTAGATGCTGATAGTTTAGACAAATATGATTTTACTTTTACAAATGTAGAGTCTGTTGATATTTCACAACTTAAGGAACTAAAAAAGACTTCTGAAAAGAAAGCACATATTCAACTTATTATTGACACAATTAAGAAAAAAGAAAAAATTTCTACAAAGAAGTTCACAGGCTTCGGTATAGATTCAGATGAACTAATTGCAGGATTTAATCTTACAAAGTCAAATGAAAGAGAAGCGATTTATAAGTTTTGGGAAAAGGTTTCAGAAAAAGAAACTGAATTCGTTGAAGCCACTAGAACCTTTATTCAAGAATTAGAAAACTTACAAGATGAAGTTAAGTCCAAAGAAATAAAATCTTTTATCAGCAAATATAAAAATAGTATCAGCAAAGGAGAATTATTTTACTTAATGCCATTCCCATCACAACTTAAAAGAATACCAGAACCATTGGGTATTTTAATTAACATTATTGCATTCAAAGAAAAATTCTATGAAGAAGTAGAGGTTTCCTTTGAAGAAGATAATTCTGATGAATTACAAGGTTTTATGTCAGATTTTGCCGCTTATGTCCCATCGGATGAAAGAGGTGGCGGTGGAGGAACTAAAGCATCTTTTGATGTTTACAAGCCAAACTTACTTGAAGAACTTAATTCTGATTTAACAGGTGAACTCAAAAACGTTGAAGAAGACTTAGGCACGATAGACCCGCTACTATTATACGATATGGTAGTTAATGGAACTATTGCCTTAGTTAAGAAAGAAATTTCAGAATTTAACGAAGAGTTAGATGAATTTATTGATTCTGATTCATTTGATTATATTTCAGGAGTACTTGGTGAGATAAGCGTAAAGGATGCTATTTTACCTGAAGATGACTTTGAAGAATTACAAGATTTAGTAGATGCTTTACAAGATACCTTTGCAATTGAAGGAGATAGTTTTACTTTACCTGTCTTTATGCTTTACGATGAAAAATTTGAAAGAGCATATGAAGGAAAAGAAATAGAATATAGAGAGAACCTTGAAACCAAAAATCCAAAAGAAATTGATGATAAAATTCAGGAGTTCTTAAAAGATGTTATTTCTTTGGTTGATATTGATTTCCAATTTGCTATTAAAGAAGGAAAAGCAGCAGAAAAAACTTTAGGCTATGAACCTGATAGAACAATCACTTCTTGGGCGAGGGATAGAGATAGAGTAACTATTGACAGATTAGAACAAAGTCAAGTTTCTACCCTAAGAGGAAAAAAGGCTGAAAAAAGAATTGAAGAAGACCTTAAAGAAACTATGACTCCTTTCTTAACTGCAATTTCAGAATATTATTATAAACCATTCTTTAGAAATAGAGATATTGGAACAAAACCAAAATATCTTTCTAACAATACTGGAAGAGGAATTGTTTTATTGGCTAATGAATTAAAAGTAGATACTATTCTTGGTTCATCTTACAAAAAATTACTAAGAGGAACACAATCACAAAGAAGACAATTAAGACCAAAACTATTCAAAGACATTCTAGCATTTTTACAACTTACAAGAAACCCATCAAACTTACAACAATTGATAGATATGGGAGAAAGTGCCGTTCAAGGACTTAATAAAATTTTCCCAAAAACAGAAGAAAGAAACAGAAATCATATTGCAAAGATTATTTCATCTCTAGCGGATAAAATGAAAACTAAAGATACGGTAGATAGAAAAACAATCAAAGGAAAAACAATCAAGCAAAGAGCCTTAGAATACGATAAGCAAGTTTCACAAGGATTAGAAATGCCCCTCTTCGCTTTGCCATATTGGATTACTGTAAATAAAAGAAGTTTCAATAATAAAACTCATGAGAAAGCATTTTCTCAATTAGAAAATTTCTTCAATAGAGGACAGAATGTTCCGCTTGTTCTGACAAAGATGCTAATGGCTCACGATGAAATTAGAAAGATGTTGGGTAAAGATGTAGTATATGGGTTCTATAATTTAGAATACAATGACATTGATGAGTTTATTCTCAAGATACACGATGAGAATAAATTAGATTTAAGCCACATGGAAGTTACTGAAATCGTAAAGTCATATGATTCCCATGAGAATATCTCAAAAGAATACGGAATTAGTTCTGACGAAGTATATTTAATCAAGGCAAACTTTAGGTGATATTATGGTAGAAAAGTATTCTAAAGATGACATTGAATTTAAAGAAATGTCAGAAGATGAAGCAGTTGCTACATTCGTTAAAGATGGCTATGATAAATATGTTAAAAGAAGCGTAAGATATGGGAGTAATCTTTCTCCAGATTCAGAATGGGCAAAAAGCCCAGCAAAAATGTTTGTTGCTTTTTATGAAGATAAACCAGTTGGTGTCATGGGATTTTCAGAATACAAGGGAGTTCTTCTAGGTGCAGGTATTCATATTCGTGAAGATGAAAGAAAAAAAGGCTTATTTGGAATTTTAGTAGATAAAATTCTTTCTGAGAAAGGAAGTAAGACTCTTTACATTAACGTAGCAAAAGAAGGATTAGGTGCTGCATTTCGGAAAAAGGGGTTTAAAGATATGAAAAAGGATGAACTCCCTCAAGACATACAAGAAGACCTTCAGGGAACTAAGTATTCAGACCAAGTTCAAAAGTGGATGAAATTAAAGGCTAAAGATATGGCAGAAGACAAGCCTATGCCACAAATTACTACTCGTATAAAAGGAAAAACAGAAAAGACAAAGGATAGAACCTATTCTGGTAAAAACTTCCCCGAATGGAAAAAGATTCTTAGGGGTGATTAAATGGGATGGAAAGATATTCTAAAGGTATTACCTCCTAGTGATTGGGAAGCATATCCATATCCAGAATTAGAAGCAGTAAGTGGTGATTATCAAGCCAAAGCCAAAGATATAGGTTCTACTAGATTTATCGTCAGACCTCACTATTTAGATAGGCTTTATAACGTAACTCCTAAAGGACACGGCACAAGAAAAAGAAATACAGATGATTTGAATAAGTGGGCAAATGGTGCTAAAAATTTACCAACAGGCAAATACTGGATGTATGCTAATGAGGATGAAAATGATTTAGATGTAATTATTTTAAATGTTATTGGAAAAGGGCAACCATTTCCAGGCCATGCTAATAAAAAGAAATTAGATAGAAGCATTACCAATTCTGAAACAGGAGAACAAATAACGAAAGTTGTTTTCTTTACTAACTACTTCGGAGTAAAGGGAATAAGACAACGAGTTGCTAGTAAATTTAAAGCGACTCGTTTTGATTATCTTTATACTGGATTAAAGCCTAATCACAAACAAAGAGATGTAAGTGATGCTAAGGTTAAAAGAAAGGTAAAATCAATTAGTATAGATGATTTGAGTTCTCCACAACAAACAAAACCTGATGCTACTCCAGAAAAACCAAAGAAAGAATATGGTAAATTAGTTAGTGAATATTTAAAGGATGTTAAAGGATTTAATATTGATTTACCCATAAATACTCTTAAAGAAATGATTACTGAAAAAGGTAAAACCACTTGGCCCTTGCTTGGAAGAAGAGAACGAAGAGATTTAATAGACGATGCTAAAGCCTATCATAAATTAAGGTGATTAGATGGAAATAGAAGAATTTAATCTAGAACATCAAATGGATATGGAGTTATCAAAGAACTCCTTTCCATATTTTTTCCAACACGTTCTAGGTTTTGACTTTCCAACATACATACAAGAATGGTATGGCTTGATGAATGATACACAAAGAACTGTTATTATTTGTAGCCGTGACCACGGAAAATCTGTATTTATGCATTCATGGGTTGTTTGGAATTTAGTGTTTAGACCTCCGCCATATCAAATGCTTTACATCTCATCTAACCAAAAACAGACAATGGTTCACATGAGAGATATTGATAAGATGTTTCAGCACCCATTACTTAAAAAATTCAAACCCTCTAGAGGTTGGGCTATTGGAAACATTACATTAACAAACGGTAATCAAATTCTTGAGCGTTCCGTTGGTTCACAGATTCGTGGTTTGCACCCACAAGAAATTATTATTGACGACCCCTTGAAAGAATTTAGCGTAAGCGGTATTCAAAAGGTTACAGACTGGTTTTACGGGGATATGATTCCTACTCTTCACCATACTGCATCTTTGAGAGTTATCGGAACTCCGTTCAGTTATACGGATATTTACCGACAACTTGAAGAAAATGCCGCATATACTGTTAGAACCTATCCTTGTTTAAATGCTCTCAATGAACCCCTTTGGCCTGACCGTTGGGACTATGATGCTTTAATGTCAAGAAAGGCTGAAATTGGTTCACTTAAATTTACAAGAGAATATATGTGTGTTCCTATTTCAACTGGTACTTCTCTCTTTAATCCAGAATATTTAGACCTTGCAAAGAATAAGAACTTAGTTTTGAAACCTAGTAGAAGAGAAGGATATAAGTATTATGTGGGAGTTGACCCAGCAATTTCAACAGATGGCGACTATAACGTAATTACTGTATTAGAAGTTGATGAAGATGACAATAAAAACATTGTATATATTGACCGTTCTAAAAACGTAGAGTTTAGAGAAAACATCAATAAAGTTAAACTTATTGGTAAAATATTCAATCCAGAAGTAATCCTTTTTGAAACAAATACATTCGCAAAGTCATTTACTCAGGAACTTCGCAACGTCGCAGATTTAAATGTTCATGACTTTAACACTACTCGAAAGAAAAAAGAAGAAATTATCTTAAATTTGCAAATGACCTTAGAAAACCAAAAGATGAATTTTCCTTATGGTAATGAAGAAAGTCGAAGAGTTACTTCTGCTTTGGTAGAAGAACTGTCTATGTTTGCTATTACAGAACGTGGAAGATTTGAGGGAATCGGGGCGCACGACGACATGGTGATGAGCCTAGCACTAGCCAATTCAGCGACGTTTCAGATGACGGATAACTTCATACTCTTAGATGACATGGAGATATTCGGGAGTTCTAAACCGTCTAACAATCGAGTTAAAACACCTTTCTTGGGGTTGAATTTTTAATGTGGGAAGATATTCTTAAAAGAAAAAAATCTTACACTGGTAAGTTAAAAGACCTTGTTAATGAAGTTTATACTGGTAAAATAGTGGGTGCTGATTTTAAAAAGGTAAAACAACTCTTAGCAGATGAAGACTTCGATATTAGATTTCACGTTGAGTTACAAGTAAAGCGTGGAGAATTTGTTCACTTTTTTACATTTGCAGCGAGAACTTTTATGGATTTCTTGACAGGATTATCAACAACTATTGTAGGCATGAAGATACCATCTTTGGGTAGAGAATTCAATAAAAATAGAGATATTATCAGAATATATTCAGATGACGTTTAGGTGATATTATGGCAACAGCAGAAGAAATGAGAGAGGCTTCCGATAAATTACAGGAACTTGCTAGAATTTCTGAAGAAGAAGAGGGTTTAAAGGAAGAACTCTCAGAAACGATAGGTGATGATATTAAACTATCCTTTCTAAGTACAGGCCACGTTTTATCAGAATATGAAGAAATTCAACAAATCTCAAAAAATCTAAATATGAATCTAACTGATGCAAGAAAACAATTAACTTATCCTAACGAATATTCTATTGATGGTCAATCAATTCCAGACTTAGTAAAGAAAATGCGTTTGGCTCGAAGAGAACTAAAAGGAGAACAGAAAGATAAAATGTCAAAGGCAATTGACAATATCATTGATGCTTATTCAGACCATGTTATGAAGTGTATTGATTCTATTCATTGGCTTAAGCCATATAAATATCCATTACTCAAAATGAACTTTAATGAAAAGCATTTGAGAAAAATGGAAAAAATGAAATCATTAGAAGAAAGAAGAAGCATTGTAGATACTCTTTGCAAGTTCTGGGAAAAGGATTTACAAATACAAGACATGGCATATTCTGAAGAATATGCAAAAATTTCAAAAGAAATGAAAATAACTAAAAAACAATTTAGAGATACTATCGCTAAAATTAATGTTCAAAAAATTACGAAGAGTAAAAGAGAACTTGTTCAAGAATTCGTTTTAAAATCTATTTGTGAGAATAGAGGTATAGGAGCAAAAAGAATACATGATATGATGCCTAATAATCTTTACAAGCATACTAATTCAAATATGATTTCAAAAATGGTTAGAAGCATGGATGTTATCAATGACAACGGTTCTTATTACAAAGCACCGTCATTAATGAAGAAAAACATTTGGGCTTATTGTGCTGCATTTATTGATTCAGATGGATATATTACATTAGACCGCAACATGAATCCTAGAGTCGGAATGGTTGCTACGGGCCAAAGAGGTAGAGTATTTATGGAAGAAATGCACAAGTCTATTGGTTTTGGTCGTATGCATCTTGACCAGAAATCACCACAAAATACTCGATTAATTAATCGTTTAAATTTCTATTCACAAGATGACGTTACAAATATTTTAACAAAGTGCTTGCCTCATTTCAGATTAAAGAAGGGTAATGCTAATTTATTGCTCGAACTTATTCGCATGAAGAAATCATATAAGAAAGCCGATTGGTATAAAGACCGTTGCGATGAAATTTTCAAGTTAATGAAATGGGAGAACCATAAAGACCATGTTGGTTTTGATTGGGCTAAAGAAAATATTTACTTAGATGATATTGCAAAGTTACAAGGTAATTGTAAAATGAGTCTTATGGATGAATTGGAGAATGTCGGTGGTATTGTTCTTAAGGAGGTTTAATTATGAACTGGATGAATATATTGAAGAGAAAAGTAGATACTTACGAAGAATACAAGAAAGAGCGTGAAAGATTACTTCAAGAACAGAAGAGGGAACAACAAAAGATATTGGATTCTCTATTTGATGAAAATGGTAAAAGAAAGAGATTTCTTAACAATGAAGAAATGAAAGAAATGGGGAAAATAAACGAACCTCTTAATAATTTTGATGATATAAATGAAGAATATTATGACAGAATGATTAGCGATGAAAAATTTGCAGAAGAAAATGAAAAGAGAATCAAAAGAGAAAGAGAACGAAAGGCACAGATGCAAGAAAGAGGATTAAAAGGCCGCAGACACGGTGGAAGAAAGAAAAATAAAAAGCGAAAAGGTCAATTTCAAGTTCAAAGAGGTTCAGGTCAATCTAAATCACAAAGAAGAAGTGGTGGAAGAGATGACTCAAGACGATTCAGAAAATTATAGGGATATTTATGAATATAGGAAACCATAATTTCATGTATTGTGGCATTTGCTACATTGAAGGAGAAAAACCATTCAGTTTCTGCGACTTATGCTGGATTGCTCATGGAAAACCAAAGGGGATGAATGAATGAGTTGGAAAGAAATCTTAAAATTTAAAAGGCGATTTAAAAAAGTCTACAAAAATAAAAAAACAGGTAGAACTAATACTGTCAAATATGGACAGGCTGGGAAGGCTAAAGATGGAAAAGACCGAATAAGGCCAGGAACTTCTAAAGGAGACGCTTATTGTGCAAGGTCAAATAAAATCAAAGGTAATTGGAGAAATGACCCAAATAGCCCTAATAATCTAAGTAGAAAGAACTGGAAATGTCATGGTAATAAATCTAGAAGGTGATATTATGAATTGGCAAGAGGTTCTTAAGAAAGACCCACGACGCACTAAAAAGGCTCGTAAAAAAAGAAAGAAGGCTAAATCTTCACCATATGCAAATCCTAAATTAAGAGCAAGTGTTGTTCAAGCCGCTAAAAATAAGATATTTGGAGATGGTAAAGGCGGAAACGCTAGAGGCAAATGGTCTGGAAGAAAGGCTCAATGGGCTGCAAGAGAATATAAAGAGCGTGGAGGGAAATATAAATGAGTTGGCGAGATATTCTCAAGGCTAAGACCGAAGAACAACAAGATTTAGACGAATGGACTGATGAGGATTGGGGAACTAAAACAGAACATAGCGCAAAAGAAAAAGGTAAAACTCCTAGAAAAGTAAAAACAAGAGGCAGATATATGCCTTATAAAACTTATAAGAAAACTCCTAAAGGCACTTTAAATTATCAAGACAAAAAGAAAAGACAAGGATTAAAGTCTGGTAAAACTGTTACTCCAACTGGTAAAAAATTCAGTCAAAAGAGAAGTCGTGGAAGAGGATTTACAGGTGATTTAAAATGAAATGGGAAGAAATTATTAAAAGAAACTGTGGTTGTGGAAAGAATCCTTGTGAAAAATATGGAGAAATACAGAAAGGTAAAGGAGAAAGGCATTTTTTCATTGAAGGAGAAAAACCTGTTCAATGGGTTGGCCCAACTCATAAACATCCCGATGGTACATTAATGTCAGGAAAAGAACATACTGATAAAAGTAAAAAACTATATCACTTTTATGACTTAGAAGAGAAATACCTAAAACATTTAAGTAAAGATACAACTGTAATCAAACTTTCACCAAAGCAAAAGAAAATCGCAGAATTAAAGCCACCAAAGGATAAAATTGATGCTGATGACCTTGCCGAGTTAAGAAGTAGAGAAAACCCTTAATAGGTGCATCTATTATAGTCAAATATCGGGAGGCGTAGCGTATGGTGGAAGAGAAACGAAGATTCTCCATTACTAACTTGTTTAGACGTTCTACTCCCAAACCTGCCGATAGGCAAATTTTTAACATTGGTATTCAAGAAAGAAGAAACCAACAAATGATGACAGCACCAATCATTTATTCAATGGTGCAACAGTCTGTTATTGTGAGAACTTGTGTTACTCAATTAAAGCAAGAAATCTTCAGAAGAGGATATGTTTGGGAAAAGGCATATGAAGCACTTTGTCAAAGTTGTGGTAAAAAACATAAAAAACCTGTTACAGAATGTTCTCGATGTAATTCAACAGAATTGAGATTACCAGACCCAAAACAATTAGAATACATAGAAAAATTCTTAGATAGATACGTTAATAAATCTGAACAATTATTTATTGATGTTCTTCGAGAACTTGAAGATGATTTGAATACAATGGATGATGCATACATTGTAATGGTAAAGGAATATTTCTTAGACGGAAACGGTAAAATAAGAATGCATCGAGTTAAAGAATTATATCGGGGCGACCCAGTAACTATGTATATTTATGCTGATGAGAATGGCGTAAGAGGAACTAAAGGTTTTACTTGCGTAAATCATCGTTCAATTATTGCCACTGAGCCACATGAAATGTGTGAAGCCTGTAATAGTAATTTATTTCCTATTCATTATGTAAATAGAGTTGGAGGGGAAGACCAATACTTCTTAGAGGGAGAAGTTCTTCACTTTAGCAAATACAGTCCATCTCGACTTTACGGATTATCTCCGATTTTAACTCTCTATAATCATATTATGACATTGATTGCTATGGAGAATTACGTCAATTCATCTTATACAAAGAGCAGAATGCCGAGAGGTTTGTTAGCAGTACAGACAAGAAACATGGAGTCTATGCGCTCTTTTTGGAGGTCTGTTAAAGAAAAGATGGAACAAGACCCGCACTTCATTCCTGTCATGGGAATCGAGGCTGAGAACGGTAAAGGGGCAGTTGAATGGATTAAGTTCATGGATAGTCTGAAAGAGATGGACTACGTTTCAGTGAAGGATGATTTGAGAGATAGAATTTCAGCATTCTATGGTGTCAGTAAAGTATTTATGGCTGATAATACTACCAGTGGTGGATTAAACAACGAAGGTATGCAAATTCTTGTAACAAATAGAGCAGTTCAAATGGCTCAAAATGTCTACAATAATTATGTATTCCCGTTTTTGGTCAAACAATTCGGTATTACTGATTGGGAATTAAAACTACCACCAAGCGAAGAAGAAGATGAAATTGCAGTATTGCGTAAAAGAGAAATTGAAGTTAATATTGCGGCATCAATTAAGAATTTAGGATTTGAAATAGATATGGATGAAGATGGAAACTTTACCTATACTAAACCAGAACCCGAAGAACCTGAACAAACAGAAGAAGGTGAAGATGTGGAGAAAGACCCATTAGCAGGTTCTAATTTAGACCAAAGAGATATTGATGAACAAAATAGACAATTCGCAGAAGGTGGAAGTAAACCTCAAGAAAATCCACCTGCTACAAGAAATAAGCCATCAATGAGTACTGGCCCAGATAAAAGATTTCAAGGATTACCTGAAGATGCAGGTAATCAAAACGTAGATAGAAGAAGTGAAAGGAGAGTTGGTTAATATGAAAGAAGATAACAAACAAAAAGAAATTAGGCTAAGAAAAGAATTAACAAAGGTAAAGGCGCAAAATGCAAGTGAATCAAGAAAGATTACAAAGAACCGTGATTTTTCTGTTGGTGGCATTCCACCAGATACTACGCATAAGCGCACAAATACATCAAATGATGTTCCTGATGCAATTCTCTTGCCATCGAAGCGAAGAGGAAAGAAAGAAAACATTCCATTTTGAGGCGATATAAGTGTCTTATTCTGAAATTCTTAGAAAGAGAACAGATGATGACCAGCGACAGCAAGATGAGAGAATGTTAGACCAAGCCTCTAAAGAACAACAAGATAAAGTTAAAACTGAATTTAGAGATATAAAAAATAAATATGCTAGATTACAAGAATTATATAATGATATTGAGCCAGTTTTAAAAACTATTAATTTTACTTTGGGAAGAAGAAACAAAATTCAAAGTTTTTATCGTAATATAGAAATTCAAGATGTAATGTCAAAAAAATCATTTGATTATCTTTTGTCTGAAATATTTAATATGAAGGATAAAGATGCAGACTATTATCAAAAACAATTGTCTAATTCTATTGGTAGATTTGCTATGAGTACTCCCGATGGCAGTTTTACTCTTGATGGTACTGATGAATCTACTGTTAGTGTAGGAGAATTAGGTAAAAACTTAAAAGAATTAGCAAACAGTGAAATTGATGGAGTACCTTTTGAAAAAGCAATTAGTTTTATTTATAGAAAAACTTTTGGTCAGCAACTAATTAGAAGTAGAGAAGAGTTGCGTGAAAAAAGACAGAATTTAAAAGATATGAAAAAACTTGTTGGTGAAATTGGAAAAACAAGAAGAACAGGTAGAAGATTACCTAAAGATTTTAAAGATGTTGATATAAGAGCAACTAAAGGCGATACATATGCTCATAAAACAGAAAAAGACAAAGATGGCAGACCCAAAGAAATTTCTGAAAAAGAATATAAAAATTTAAATGAAGAACAACAACAAGAATACAAGAGAAAGGATTATCTTGAAGGAGATGTTGCAGAATTAGATGATAAGTTTGCAATATCTACTGCTAAGAAATTAGTAGAACAAATTGAAAAGAACTTTGCTCCTACGACTTACAAAGGTTTTGAAGAATTTAACCTTCTTGGAGCATTACCAGAAAATCCTGAAGAATACATCAGAAAGAAGTTTAACAATCTAAGAGACACTTTAGAGTCGGAAATTCAAAGTTTTTTATTAAATACAATAGAAACATCCAAAACAATCAAAAAAGAAAGAAAAGTTAAAATTTTAACATATCTTTCTACATTCACTGATAGATTTAATATTAGTGAAATCGAAACACAAAGTGTAGATAAAATAGTAGATAAAATAAACTTTGATGATTTAATAGTACAAGCCAAGAAAAATAGACAAGAGTGGTTAAAACCCAAAAAAAGCGGAAAGGTTTCCAAAGTCATTAAGCAATATGAAAAAGTAGTAAATTCAATAGTTGATAAAAAAATAATGCCGACTAACGCAGACCTATTAAGCGATAAAATAAGAAAAAGTAATGAAGAGTCTTCTGATGTGTTAATAAAAGCAATTGCTAAAGTATTTGAAGAAATACCAAAAAGAAACGAACTAGAAAAAATTCTTGGAGGTAAAAGTGCTTCACCTCTTGAAAAAGCAACAAGTTTAGTTACAAAGTCGAAAAAGAATTTTGGTAGATTTATGCTTATGTATAATGCTTTTAATTCTTCGGATATTATAGATTATTATGAAAACTTTCAAGAACAGGTAGATGAACTTCTTTCTAAAATAAAAGAAGAAATTGAACTGTTTCCTTCTGGAAAGGAACAAACAGATGCTCTTGTTTCTGTATTAGATGAAGACTTTATAGAAGATTTTTTGAATACAATAAGAGATAATGCGGTGGAATCCATAGAAGAAGTATTAAGACTTGAAAAGGAAAGATACCTCAACAAAGATAAATATTCTCCCAGTGAATTAAGAAAGAACATTTCTTATTTAAGAGAAAACATAGAAGATGATGGCATCAAAAAACAATTAGATGATATTCTTGCTTCTGAGGTATTTAGAATGTTTTTATCATCTAGAGTAAAATCACCTGATTCCAAAGGTAGAAGAGAACAAATTAAAGAGTCATTTGAAAGGACAATTTCTGAATACAAGAAATATGAACTTTCTCAAGATGAAAAAATTAAAAAGGCTAGGAAACTTCTAAAAGATATGTTTTCTCAACCTAATGATGATGACCCTGAATTTAAACAAAACTCAGAAGTTGCGATTAAAGTTAGAGAATACGAAGAAAAATTCATTGGAGTATTAGAAGCATACAATGAATTAATTGTAAACAACGATGTTGCTGAGATTGCTACTGTTAAAGATACACTTAAGCAACTAAGTATTTTTGTGAAAGACCCTAGAGAAATTGAACTTAAACCATTAAATGAAAAAATGTTCACCTATGATAAAGAAAAGGTCTTAAGAAAAATTATTACAAAAATTAATGCAATTACTGATACTACTGGATTAGTTGGAAGAAAATCATATAGAACAAGTGAAACTGTTTCAGAAAAGAGAATCAATCCAAAAAAGAGATACAACTATTCTCTTAATTTCTCACAAAAAGTATTCGATACAATGTTCGACAAAGACAACTTTGAAGAACAAATAATTAATCATTTAGAAGGCAAAGTATTCACAACAGGAATATTTCCATCACTTAAGCCAACTGCTGATGCTTTAGTTAGACAAGTTAAGGAATTAGTAGAATATGACATTCAAGAAAGAATCCCGTTAGGCCCACTAAGAGAAGGAGAGGAACGAGATTTAAATTTAAATGAACAAATTAAGGGTGTAATTCGTAGGGCAATCGAAAGAACCAAAGAAGGAATTACAAAATTAGAAAATAAAAATACTGATGATATAGAAAGGCTATCAAAGGGAGAAGGTATAGAAAGAGCAATAAGAAACGTTATCGCCTCAAGAAATAACCTTATCTCTCAATTTGTAAAAGACATCGAAGAACTAGAAAAATACATAGGAGAATGAATAAAATGACATGGGATTTTTATGAAACTGGAGAGGAATTTATCCTCAAAGAAAAAGAAGTAAAGAAAGAACTTTTGGACACATTAAGCCCAAAAGAAAAAAAGCGCATTAAGAAGATTTTACAGTCAGCACAGCCGACTGAATTTTTTGGTCAAGACTTTACGAAGTTAGGTGAGTTAGTCGGTGAACTTAAATCATTAAACTTCATTAAATCAGATGACAAACTAAAGAAGAAAATGAAAGGCATGGATGAGCGCAATGTAGATATAGTAGCCTCCGCATCCAAACTTCGTAAGGAGTATGAATTGCTCTATCGTCAATTGCGAGATTTAATCTATCCTAAAGGTAAAAAGGAGGAAAAGAAATGACAGAAGAAAACAAGGTAAGTAACGACATTTTGGCTATATTGAAAGCCCTAACAGATAAAATTGAATCATTAGAGAGAACAGTTTATGCAAAGGATAATTTGCTAATGAAATCTGGTCTTGTTGTTTCTGAAAGCCCTACTCCAACAATGGATAATAAGATTGCTTCACCCGTTGGTGATGTAGCAAACATGGAATGGTCTGAAATTCACAAAATGGTAGAAAAGGTAGGAGGTCAATAATATGCCCGAAAGAGTAACAAAAGAAGAAAGAATGGTTACTTTAGCCATTGAGAAAGCAAGAAAGACAATTGAAACATTAAGGGAATCAACTCAAGTTATTCCCGTTGATACAGAAGTAGAAGTTCAAAAGATTAAGCGACCTAAAGTTCAAGATGCTTCAAAGATTACAAATCAAACCCAAGACAAAGAAGGTTATGGTTTAGCAGGTGAATCTTTAAAAAAGGCAAAATTTCAAGGGCCACCTAGAAAAAACATAGGTAGTAAGTATCAAGATACAGTATTGACAATAAAACTAAAAGATACTGTGCAAAACATTAATAGCATATTAAAGGGGTCAGAATCTATTAATAACATTGATGCTTTGAAGAGAATAATTAAACGCGCTCAGAAAGAATTAGATAAAATTGATGAAGTTCTCTTAGATGCGGCAAAATATGGAAAAGGCAACCCCCGAACCGTTACTGATAGAACAGATAGTAAAAATTTATCAATAGCAGGTGCTAAATACGACAAAAATAGAAGTTTTGAGTGATAATTCATGCCTCTTCTCATTGAAAAGGATAAGGACTCTTCTGAAAAGATTATACGTCTTTTCGAGAAAACAAGAGTCGCTTATCTATCTGCTCGCACCGACCCCAAAGAATATGGGAATAGGTGGCGTAAAGCAATTGATGACATTAGAGAACTCTATGAAGAACTCAATGAATTTAGCAAGGAATTAAAACAATTCATACAAGAAGATGAATTAGAAAACAAAGAAGCAAAAGACCCAACAAGTAATATCGCTGAAAAGATTTACAACGGTATTAAAGAAATGCGTTTTGGTTCTGAATTAATTGAAGACCCTTTTGCTAAAAACTTCAAAGGCGATGTTCTTGAAGCATTACTTGAATCTCCAGAAACTATGATTAAATTTGTCCACTATGCTCTAAGGGCTGACAATAAATCCCTACCAAAAGAGATTTGGAGCATTAAAGATATGCAACCCGACACGATAACTGAGGGTCTAACGGGACTTGACCTAGATGAAGACGATATTGCTCTCTACATTATCGAACAGTATGGGGATGAAAAAGACTCAAAGAAGGTTGAAAGCAAAGTTAAATCAGCCTTAGAGATGTTAGAAACTTTATTCTTCTCCAAGTATAGTGAAGAAGAATTCGATGAACTGAAAGACATTGAAGGTATTGAGAAGGCTGAAAAATCAGAAGACGAAAAGGCTGAATCAGACTTCCTTATTCCAAACAAACCTATGTATCGAATCTTTGAGATTGACGATATGAAGGAATTAAAAGGTTTTAGTGGAGAATATATTATACAAGAAAAATACGATGGTATGAGAATACAGTTACATAAGATAGATGATAACGTAAAGGTATTCTCATACAATGGTAACAATATTTCAGATAAGTGCCAAGAACAAATCAAAGAATTAAAGAAAAAGAAATACGGAGATTGCATTCTTGATGCAGAATTGATTCTATTTGATGGAGATGAAGCCCTACATCGGGCCGATACAATTGCACATATCTTTAAAGGTAAATATCCTGATGCAAAGGTAAGAGCGCACGTTTTTGATATTATGCGACACAACGAACAAAATCTTGTTGAAGAAGAATTAAAAGACAGAATCACTATTCTATTCAACAATTATGCATCACATTCCACAGAATCAATAGAGTTCCCTTCAAAGAAAGATACTCGAACTGCTGATAATTTAAAAGATGTTGAAGAATATTCAAAAGAAATTATGGAGATGCCGACATCAGAAGGAGTAGTAATTAAAGACTCTACATCAACATATTTTATAGGAACAAAAAAGAATCCTAAGTGGATTAAATGGAAGAAGTTTGTTGATTTAGATTTAGTTGTTCTTGATAAGAAAACTACAAAATCCAATCTCAATTCTTATACTTTAGGCGCAGGGCCAGCAGAAGGAGAAGGTAAATTCTTTACTGAAATAGAAGGAAAAACCTACATGAATGTTGGAAAGGCTCTCAATACAAAAATAGAAGTAGACGTTGGAGATATTATTCGAGTTAAGGTTGATGAAGTCAAAAAGAATGGAGATAGATATACTTTGTTTTCTGCGAAGGTTATTGAAGTTCCTGAAGTTGAATATCCAGATAAACTTGTAACATTAGAGATGCTTTCACAAGATACTAAGAAGTCATTAAATTATGACGTAAAGGCATTAGAAAAAGGAATTAGAATCACAGACCACATACACGGTGAAGCAGATATTATTGTAAAATCAGATTTAGATGGTTTTACAATTTATGGTTTTGATGAAAGCAATCTAATGTCTAAGAATGCTATAATTGATATGGATATGTGGAAGTCAAAAGTCGAAGAGATTATGAAGACTAAGCAATCTAAATTGACTCAAATTGTCTTCAATTACCTAAAAAACATGGGTTCAAAAGAACCAAAAGAAATTCACAATTTCCTAACAAAGAAACATAGTTCAGTTTATGAGGATATTCTTGAAGGAAAAATGTCAAGAGTCAAAGATTGGTTTGAAAATAGAGATGGCATTGGCTATGATACAAAAACCAAAAAACTCTTTGCTGAAGAAGATAAAATTATCAAAGAACCTGAATTACTAAAAGCATATAAAACTCCAGAAAAATATAGAGAAGGGGAGTTTAAAGTATATCTTAGAAAAGATGATAACCTAAACATTGCCATGAAACTAGATGACGAAACAATCAACTGGTTTGTAAAATTAGAAAGTGATGATAATATATTTGATTTGTTTGGTAAAGCAGGTAAATATCCAGCAGAAGTAGCAAAGACTTCTTCAAGAGAAAAGGTAGTTGATTCTGGTTCTGTGAAATTAGGTGTCCAAAAAGAAGGCTATCATGAATATTTCTTAAATGGTAATAAATTCCAAACTAAAATTCACTTTAGAGTTGTAGAGAGTAAAGGTGATAAAATGTGGATTGCTTGGACTGGCTACAAACAAGAACCTGCTGACGACGATGAGGACAAGGGATTGTGGAATATCTATGAAGATAGGTATAACTCCTTGACCATACCGACTGAATAATGCGTGGGTATTATATACTCAAATCAGATAAACTGGTTTGAACGACATGAGCATCAGTATTAGTGCATCCAGAAATGATGATTTTCTCATCATTAAAAGCGATGAACTGATGATTGGTGGTTATGCTTCAATTGAAATTGTTGATAAGCAAAATGACTTAATCACGCTTAAAGCATTAAACGAAGCAGTTCAAAAATTTATGTCAAAGTCTGAATATAGAAATGTAATGACAAATCATTCAAATGTTCAAGTCGGAGAGGTAGTAGATTCATATAGAGATAAAACAGGGAGATTGTGGAAAACTGAAGTTGATGACGTTGGTTTCTTTGTTGTAATTAAATTAAGAGATGATATAGAAAAAGCCAAAGAAGTTGGTAGAAACATTCGCAAAGGGTCATTAAGGTCTTTTAGCATTGGTGGACAGGCATTAAAAAAGTCTAAGAAAAACCACGACGAATTAGGAGAATATAACGAAATTAGTAAGTTAGAACTCCATGAAGTAACAATATGCGAAAAAGGAATTAATCCCGAAGCGAGATTCGATATTCTAAAACAGGATAAAGGAAGTGAAAAAATGTCTGATAAACTAGAAAAAGCATTGGAAGAATTAGACGCATTGATGGAAGAAGTCAATACGTTGAGAAAGGAAGAAGAAGAAGAAGGAAAGGAAGCATTAGAAATGGCTGACCCTAAAACGGAAGAAATGGAAATGTCTGATGAAAGTGAAGAAGAAATGGAATCTTCTGAATATGCTGATTTTGAAAGCGCAGATAAGGCATACCTCCGCACATTAGATGGTGCTGGTAATCAAATCGGTGAACCTGCTGATAGAATCGTCATTAACAATGGTCGCCCGACATCTTCGGATATGCCTGTTGTTAAGGCATTCGGAAACAATGAGTTAGAAACTCTTGATTTGTCCGTTGGCAACATTGAGAAGGCTTACGAGGCTTTCCGACAAGAACAACTTGAAAAGTTGGCTTATGATAACTTGCAAAAGTCTTTTGAAGACCGATTTGCAAGAGAAAAGAATGTAAGAGAGAATACTCTCGCAAAGTCGCAATATGACGCACAAAGCGAAATTGCTTCTCTAAAGGATGAATTTACAGCATTGAGAAAGTCCTTAACTGCTGAAAAGGAAACAATCCTAAAGGCTCAAGAAGAGGCTAAGGTTGAACTCCCAAGTATTGATGATTTGGCCGAAATGGATTGGTCAGACATTCACAAGATGGTAGGAGGTTATTAAGATGACTGGATATATTAACACAATTGCAGATTTAGAAGCACAAACATACGGAACAGGCACTTTTGCTGGCAATTCTTTGCTTAAGCAAGCAGGAATGGTTGGTGGCATTCATACAGGACATGATGGTGGCCCATCTTTTAGCGGTTCAGCCGTTTCAGATGTTTCAGCCCTATACAACGTCGTTTACGGACAAAAAGTTTGGTCTATGTTGAATAGAGAAGTAAATGCTCTTTCAATGATTTCAAAGCGACCATACTCTTCTAGCGGTTGGAGAGTTCTAAAGTCAAGACCTGCGGGTGGAAGCGGTAATCTATTTACTGTTGATACTTCGGGAACTGCTTCTTTAGGAGAATTAGGTTCTGATGACCCAAGAGCAGATTTAATTGGTGGTGTTCCTGAAAACGCTGCATTGTCTACATCAGCAGATGGTTTAGGCCCAATTGCACCAACATATGCTCAATTGAACATGAGTCCAAAGGTTATTGCTCATCAATTCGATTTCAGCGAATTGGCTATGGAAATGGCTCAGATTGACGATGGAATTGGCGATATTAGAGCGCAAATGCGTGAAGATATGGGCAAGCACCACGCAGAAGTTCAAAACAAGATGTTAGTTATGCCTTTGGAACATTTCGGTGAATCTGCGGCTATGCCTAACATTACTAACAACTATACCTCATTAAACAAGGTTATCTCTTCAAGAGCAGAATTGTTGGCTATTGATGGTGGAGTTATCGCTACTGATACTACTTCTGCTTCTAACGCATTAGGACAGATTTACGGTAGTGAGAGATTTACTGCCGCATCTTTCCTAGATTCTGAAGTTGATTTTGGTTCGGGATATGCTTCTGGAAATGTTCGTTCTTTGACTCTAACTCGTCTTAATGACATGATTAGAAACCTAAGACTTGCAGGTGGTTCACCAAAGGTTATTTTAACTGGATATGATACCATTCAAGCACTTGCTGACCTATTGCAAAGCCAAGAAAGATTTATGGACAGAAAGGAGATTGTTCCTACTGTAAATGGTGTTCGTGGAACAAAGGGTCAAGAAGTTGGATTTAGAGTTGCAACATACTATGATATTCCATTGATTCCTGTTAAGGACATGGCTACAACGGGTAATGCTTCAACAAAGTTATCTGACCTATTATTCCTCGATACTGACCATCTATGGCTTTCTGTTATGAAGCCAACTCAATACTTTGAGGATGGTATTGCGAATGGAAACCCATTTGGTGTTGGAACTCTCGGAAACCGAGCATTGTATCGAACAATTGGTGAAGTCGGATGTTCCTTCTTTAAGGGTCAAGGTAAGATTACTAACATTCAATGAGGAAAGGAAAAGAAAAAGGAGATGATTTATTATGGCATGGACAACAACAGTTTTATTTGAAATGAATGTAGAAGGAAACCGAAAAATGGTATTTGGTAAGACAACAACCGATAGCGCAGATGATGATGTAGCAACGGGCTTAAGCCGTGTTGATTCATTTCTGTTCTCCCATTCAGGTTCGGCAGTAGAAGGCGATTCCGCAGTAATTAAGGAAACATTACCAAATACAGATGGAAACATCAATGTTATTTGCACATCAGGTGATGTTCTTTATTGGCTTGCAATTGGTCTTTGAGGTGATTTAATTGGCAAATACAGTTACATTATTAGCCGACCATAAGGGTTATACTAGACCTAGAGTTATGGGCGATGAATATATGGTTGATGCATCAATTGATATTCAAACATATAGCGCACCTGAAGTAGTTACTGCTGCTTCTTTAGGATTAAGCAGAATTAATAGGGCTGTTATTACGAGAATAGGCGGAGGACAACAAAAACATAGTTTTAACCTTGTTGGTGGGTCTGATAACCTAAACAACCTTTACTTAGAAGTAAATGTTGAAGATGGCACTAGCGGTATAGAAGCAGAATTGGCAGGTTCAAATACTTCCTTAGATGGAACGCCTATTATTGTTAGAGTTTACGGTCTTATTTGAGGTGATTTGAATGGTTACTGTTAAATTGACAGAAAGTAGTCAATTAGGTGGTAGGTATGTTATTGAAGGATTAGAAGGGAGGACTGAGATTACTCGGAATGATTCTACTTCTGTTCCTTTACGCAGGGCTATTGTTGCTTTATCTGATTCAAACCTTATGTTTGAGTTTGATGAGTCAGATAGAGAAGGTCTGCTTAATCTTTCTGAAAAACTTTTAGAAATTGGTCTTAAAGAAATCGGAAAAGAAAGTGGAACTGCACAAGATTTGTGCGATGTTCTTCTTCCTAAGAAAGCAACCTCTAAACCTAAGAGCAAACCTAAGCCAAAGAAAACTTCAACAACGGCTAAAAAGTCTGCTTTAAGTGAAGATTGAAACCGAAGTCTTAAGTAGGGAATCCTCCCTGCTCGTATTGAAGGTGATAACATGGCAAATCAGGTATGTCGTTCAAGTGGTGTTTTAGGTTCTGATGGAATTGTTAATAGGGAACAATCTCTATTGATTAGCATTCATGCAAACTTAATTATTGCAGGTAACGCTTTAGTTACAGTTAAGGTGTTTGATGGAACAAGTGCAAGTGGAACAGAAATAGCGAGAATTACTCATTCTGTAACAGGTCATTATAACATTGAATATGATATGCATGGAGTATTATGCAGAAATGGTATCTTTGTTCAGATTGTCGAGAACGGTTCTTCAACAGCAGAAGTTTCTGTTGAATTCGCTTGAGGTGATAAAATGCCAGCATTAAACACAGATACTCGTTTAGTTATGACTATTCTCTTTGTTGGAACAGTAAGCGGTGCTAATGTTTTCTTTTATGCAACTTATGGGACTACTTTCCCATATACGCCTTTAGCACATTCTGTTCTCTTTGGTTTAATTACTGTTGGAACAATCATGGTTATGAAAGCCCTCTTTGATATTTCACTTAACGATAAGATTGAATTATGGTTATTAGACCGTAAGATTAGTGCTTATTGGGCTAGAATGGCAAGAGATGAAGAACAAAGAAAGAAACTTCAAGATACTGCTAAATCATACAATCTTTCTCCCTATGCGGGATTAGCACCTATGGCACAGTCTTATGAATCAGAAAATACAGTTTCTTCTGATTTCTTGACTACGCTACAATAGGTGAGTAAATGGTTGTATCGGATTGGTTAGGTTTTAGCGATTCTGATTATGCGTATAATCAGCAAAGAGCGCATTCAGCAGACATTCTCTTTCTAAAAATGAGAATGTGGTTTTGGGCTAGTTGCGCTACGCTTTCAGCATTTTTAATTGGAAACATCATGGGTGTTTTTGATATTAATGTAATGGGTTGGTTATTTGATAACCTTCTCGGTGGGTGGGGTCATTAATGTCATTAATGACAGGCTTTGCTATTTTAGTCGGAGAAGCAATATTAGGTTTTTACAAAAAAGTTCATGCAATTAATTTTGGAGTATATGGTGCAACAATGGTTGGTAAAACTACATTACATCATCAATTAAGAACAAGAGGTGAAGTTCCGACAATACAGAAAAGAACTGTTGGTCGTCATCGAGCAACTAGAAAATCTATTAAATTAGATGGAGAAATGAATACTCTTAGAACATCAGATATTGGCGGAGAAGCAATGTATTGGAAAGAATGGGCTAAAGATATGCAAATGAGAAAAGTAAAATATGTTATATTTATGATTGACCATAGGCATTTAGATAAAGGCGGTAATTTAGACCATCAGGTAGCATGGAAATTCTTAGTTGATACAATTACAAACGATAGGTGGCCTAGCGGTAAAAAGAAGAAAGAAGCAGATTATCCAATGGCAGTTGCTATTTGGGCAAACAAATATGATGTTTGGGGAGATAAATACAAGAGCGATGCACCGATTGACAAGCATCCAATTTTTGAACCTTTTAAATATGGTATGCAAAAATTAAATAATGTAGGAATACCGACGCATAAATATATTGTATCGGCAAAATCCCAACCCGAAGCAGTTTATCAAGGAATATTTACGATGATTAAGGATTATTGATTATTATGTGGTTCGATATTCTTAAAAGTTTAAGACGTTATGCTCTTTCAGATAGTGATAAAATAAATAAAAAAGAAAGGCCAACAGGAACAGGAAGTAAGCCTAGAGGATTATGGTATTCTTTTTCACTAGGACAGGGATGGCTAAAATTTATGCAAGAAGAAAGACATTATAATTTGCAAGGAAAGATGGATTCATATAAGTATATTTTAGAACTTGATACGTCTAGTGTTAATATTTTAAAAATAAATACTAAAAAGAAATTAGATTCCTTTATTAAAATCTACAAAATAAATCCTTCAGATGATATGGATGCTAAATTTTGGTGGCCTTTGGTTGCTCTAAGGTATGATGGAATAGAATTTTCTAACGGTATGTATGCTAAACATGATACTATAAGAAGAAATTGGGATATGGATTCTGGTTGTATTTGGAACACCACTTCATTAAAAATAAAAAAAGTTAAACCATTAGAAGAAAGACAAAAAACTTATGTAAACCCTAGTATGAGAGAATACTATAAAATGAGAGAAGAAGAGATGAAACGAAGGGAGAAAGATTAGATGTATCAAAACAACATTATACAACAAGTAGGAACAAATGGCGCACCTGTCGGCAATACTGTTAATCAGAATGTGCCGAATAGATTTTTGCCTAAATTACAACAGGCAAGAGCAAGTGGGCCAATCGAAGAATATAAGTTTAATAACTTTAAACCAAAGAAGAAACTAAAAGAATTAAGAAAGGTATTACTACCAGAAAAGAAGAAGTTTCTCTTTGTAAAATTCGGATATAAATTTAATCTCAAAGAAAGGTGTGTAGTTTGTGGAATGCATCATATTTGGGAAGCAGGAGATTATTTACGACCTCCTATTCCATTAGATAGAGTAGAGCGTGGAAGGCCATTAAGAGGAACTTATTGTCCTAAACATGCCGCACACCATAAACAATTTGAAATGCTACAACAAGAAATTATTGCAGATGAACATGGATTAGATTTCAAAAGATTTATTCCTACTCCAAAAATGCCTAAAATGATGAAAGCAGGGCCAATTTATAATCTCACTAATGAGGATATTGTTGCCCTCTCATCAGTCGGATATGTTATAAAGCCCCCAGTCATATCACAAGATGAGTCGAAAGAGAGCGAAGTATTACGCTTAACATCGGAGTTAAAAACGATTAGTCAAAGACTTGATGTATTACTAAAAATTAAGGAGGAATAAACATGGGAATGTTCGGAACAAGTAATGGAACTGTATTAAATGCAGTTCAACAACAATCAGATTCAAACTTTAAAACAGTTAATAACTTACTATCATTACAAGAAAATCACGTTGAAGAGTTCTTTCAGTATCATGGAGAACTTTTCTTAAAGTCATTGGAAAAGTTGATGGAAGACGTTATTGAAAGAGTAATGAGTCAAATGCTAGGAAAGTTAGCATTTGTTCAAGACTCCACAACAAACAGAATGAAAATTGATTCAGATGCTATGCGTGAGTTTGAGCGCATTACACAAGAGAATATTGATTTAGATTTAAAGAATCTCTTAGATACCGCAATTAATACAGAAATTATTAATCAACGAAAACTTGCAAAACAGCAGTACCTAGAATCTCAAGGGTTCTCGGCAGGTGCAGGGCAAGTTTCAGCAGGTATGGCATTAGCAAACGTAACAGGAAATACTCAACAATTTAACCAAATGCAGGGTGCTATGAACAATGGTTCAGGTTATCCCGTTCCTCCAAATGGAACGGATGGATATGGTCGCCCATATTGGATTGACCCACAAACAGGACAAATGAGTTATGAGCCACCAACTTCAGGATTGGGCTTAGGTTCAGCAATTCAAAAAGGTGCGGCATGGGCAAAATGGTTAATGTGAGCGTGAATTAAATGGTTAGTTTCTTATGGCGGGAATATCCCACTATTACCAAAGATGAAACTAAGGTTAAAATTCAAAATGCTTTTTATGATGTATTAAAAGGAGTTTCTAAAGTTGATAATTTCACTTCAGAAATTGATGCTTCTTTAAATAGCATTAAAGAAGGAACAAAAGAAGAACTTATAAATTTTATTCAGAATGCAATAGATGAAAAGATGGAAGATACTACTATTGAGAAGGCTTTTCATGATGCTGGAATTTTAGAAATTTATAAAGGGTTAAGCAAAGGTTCTGAGAAGTCGCAAGATATGGGATATATTAAAAGAATTATGAAAAACTTTGATAAGTCTTTGAAAGATTTAGAGAGTAGTTCTTCTTTGCAAAGACAGATTGAATTAAGAAGTAAAGATGTTAAACCTGATTCTATTGATTTGATGAGTTCTAATTTTGGAGAAGATAGACTTAAAGATGTTCTTCTTCAGTTTTCAACAGAAAAAGGTGAAAGCGGTCAAGGGCTTCCATTTGTATCTACTAAAAATATGAAAACTGCTGAGGATTTAATTCGATTTCAAAGACTTGACCCCAACAAAGAAGGAGAAGAAATGATTAGACTTAAAAATGCTATTATTTTTAAGACAAAAAAAGATTTCATTGATTGGCAAGAACTCACAAAGAAAAATCTATTATTAGAAGAAGGAGTTTTTTCGTCTTCCAGAAAGTCAAATAGAAAGGACAAAAAAGAAATAGATAATTTAATTTTAAAAGAATTAGATATTGAAAGCAACGTATATAAAAATCGTAAAGAATTAGAAGAAAAATTTCAAAGCGGGAACAAGGAGGAAAAAAACAGGGCATTGACGGAATTAGTATTTAACGTAATCCGAGAAAATGAATTAATCATTAGAGAATACTTAACTCCTATATTAAACAACCCTTATTTGATTTCAGAAATTATTTTGAAAATTACTCCTAGTCTTAAAAAACCGACATTAAGCGTTCTAGAACTAACCAATACTGATATGACAATTATTTTTAAATATTTAACGTCGGGTAAACTAACAAATTCAGACTTAAAAGATGTTACAAAGGAAAAATTTATTCAACCTTTATTTGAAAGTGTTGATGGAAAAATGCAACCGATTAGAGAATTACCAGAAAATAAAAGAGAAGAATTCTTAGAAGAAAATTTTGGAAAGAATGAATTTGTTGATAGGGTCTTAGCAAAAGTAGAAAGTAGTCCACCTAAAAACATAGATAGAATGAAAGATGATTTTAGAATAATTATAAATGAATTAAAAAAGGAAGGAAAACCAGTTAAATTACAAGTATATGGAAAAGGATTCTCAATAGAAGAACCCGTAAAAGCAGGATTTAAGCGTTCAGAAGAAAAAGGAATCAAAGAAAGCGACATTCTTTCTAACTTAACCGTAGATATTACAATAGAATTTAAACATGAAAAAATATTACGAATCGAACCTACAACATTAAAATCAGAAGATTCAAATAAAGTAGAAGCGTTTATGGATAAACTAGCAGATATAGTTGATGAACTAGAAGACTTAAGGTGATACAAATGGGAACAGTTCGCTCGCCAAGTGATTATACCACAATCAATGTAGATTATTCTACTGGAAGTGGTTTTTATACAGACAAGGGAGCAGTTTCTGATTTGCTTCAAGTTTCAGCATTTTCCGCCTCCACAAACCCCACGCAAGCGCAGGTCGGTTCTATCATTAAGAGGGTCGAGGGAATCATAGATGACAAAGTTAAGAGGTCGTTTCGCCCGATTATTACTCAACATGAATATCATAACTTTGAATTCATTAGGCATCCCGCTAGAGCATACTATGGTGGCTATGTTGGATATGTTCAACTTTCTATGATGAAAGTAAGAAAGATTGTTTCTCTTCAGGTATGGCAGGGAAGTAGTTATATTGAATTGGCATCAGCACAAGCAAAAATCGAACTACTTGAGAATTATAGAGACATTTATTCAATAGTATTGCAATTGCCAAATAGCGGAACAGAATTTGAAATGCTTTCAGAAGATACAGGTTCTCTACAAAAAACAGAATTTAATACATCTTTTGGAGAAAAGACAACTGCTAATGAATTAGTTGCTTTAATCAATGAACAGTTCCCATCGCCAACTGCACAATTTACAGGTGCAACAGAAGCAAAAGAATTACATGTTAGTAATAGAAATATTTCAGATTTCTTTTACGCACAAAAGAATACAGAAAATTCAAAGGAAGTATTTATTTCTTCACTATTGGCTGGTGAAGATGGTTCTGATTGCACAATTAAAGTAAAGACTCAACAAGCAATAACTCATACAAATGGAAGTTTTAATCTTGTTGTTGCTGATTCATCTAAATTAGTTGTGGGTATGGAGATTGAAGATAATCATATTCCAAGTGGAACTACAATTACTGCTATTGTAGATTCAACTAATGTTACTATGTCTGCATCAGCAACAAATACTGGTTCAAGCACAGGAACATTTATCGCAACAAATACTTCTATTCCAACAATTTGCACAGTAACTCAATTTACAGATAAACAAGATGTAAGAAGATTAGGTTCTTTTTGGAATATCGGAGAAGAAGGTAAAATTTTCTTCTTGCAGGATTATCCATATCATACTCAGAATTCTATTATTGTTTCGTATATTGCAGGAGATAATAGAGTACCTGCGGCTATTCACGAAGCAGCCACAAAATTAGTTGCGGCAGAAATACTGCGACATGATGACCAAACTATCCTTATTGCTGATACTGGGGGCAATATATCAACCAAGGAAAAGTATGATATACTGCGAAAGGAAGGCATGGATATACTCAAAGGCAAGGGAGATTTAGTTTATTTCTTAGGGTGATTAAAGATGTATGATGATATTATGAAAGCGGAAACTTATGCAGAAACTTACGTTGCTATTTCTAAAATGAGCAACGAAGAAGTAAATAATTTATTGAGAGATTTAGTAGGGCCAAATAAAGATAATGTTCCAAATGCTCCTAATTTACCCTTGACTCCACAAGAAATGGAAAGAATAAATCAAATGAGACGAGCAGGTAAAGATATGCCTTTAACTATCCAAGATAAAAAATTCTTAACTGATGCAGTTAGAAATGCAAAGAAAAGAAAAGTAAATAAAAAAAGAACTGCATTTCAACAAGCGTTAAATAAACCAAGAAAAGTTGAAAATCCAGTAAAAAGGGCTAAAAGATTAGGTCAAACACAACAACCTGCCCAAACTTCATTAAATCCGAAACAGCAACAGGCTATGGAAATGTTTAATCAGGTTCAAGAAAATAAAAGAAGAAGATTAGCCCAACAACAACAAGTTCCTTTACCACAAAAAAACGTTCCATTACCTAAAACACCAAGAACAATGTCTAACGAGGAAATGCAACGAAGAATGAAAGCAAGAAGAAAAAGAGAACAATCTCAACAACAACCTCAGCAACAACCCCAAACAACACAACAACAGCCATTTCCACCAGCACCTCCAAGAGAGATTCCTTTTCCGCCACCATCTCAACAACCTCAACAAACACAACGAGAGTTACCACCAAGAGTTAAATCACTTTTACAAAGAAAACCAAGAAGAGTAATTAGAAGAAAGCAACCAGTTACAGTAAATCCCAAAGCGTGATTAAATGAATAGCCTAAAAATATTCAAAGAGATGCTAAATCTTGAAAAAGAAAGACAATTAGCAACTCAGGAATTATCACAATTATTAGGAATAGATATATCATTTAGCGATGAAGAAGTAATTAAAAATGCCGAAGAACAAACGGTAAAACATATCGAAAAGAAACTCGCTGAAAAAATAAATAACATGGTGAAGTAAATGGATGAAGTAAGTCTGCTTATTGATTTAGTTTCGTCGAATTGGTCAAGTTCGGCAACTACTTTACAAAGTGCAGGAACTATTTCAGCAGACCATGTAGCAACTCCAAACTTTGTTGATGTTAGAACATTAGAAAGAGGAAAGGGAGTTAGATATGATTTGTCATCTAAAGATGTTATTATCTTTTTTGAAGATGGACAAAATCTAGAATACCCAACAGTTCACTTTGACGTTAGAAATGAAACATACACATTTACTATGCATATAAGAACAGTTCACGACGAAAGGGCGGGAACAGATACGAATTTCGGGCGTGATAGGCTAAGGGCTTTATACTTGGTCGCCCGTCATGCACTTGAGCGAGGTCGAAGAGGCTATACTGCAAGTGATGGGTCTAAATTCAATCAAATCTTTGTAGGTTCAAGAAGCGAATCAAATGACCGAGCAAAGAGATTATTTGGATATAAATTAAGTATAGAAGCAAAAAGATTCGCATTAAGTATTCCCTAGTAAGTAAGTAAAGGAAGGGGAGATTAAAGATGGCAGTAAATACAGACATATTTTTAGGCAGTGGCGCAACTTTGACTATGATTCCAGAATTGGATTTAAAAGTCATATTAGATACAACAAGCACAAGCACAAGTTTAGTTGCTGATGCTCTTTGGTCAGATAATGTAAGAATGGTAGAAAATCTCTACGTTGGTTGCGTTATTGATTTATTTGATGCATCTGTTTCACCAACAGAAGCCCATTCTACTCACGTTATTACTGCTAATGATGCTACATCTTTTACAATTTCTCCAGCCCATAATTTAGGAACTTTACAAGATGCAACAGATTTCATTGTTATTAGAGGATATGGCGCACCTGCTCCAACAACCCTAACAGGTTCTATTGCACGATTAAGTGCAGATAACTGGTTAGGTATTTTAGAAAGTGCTACTTTCCCAAATCTTGAAGTGGAAATGAAACAATTTAATATTTCATTAGGTGGAACAAGAAACTTTTCTCATCAATTTAAAGGAATTGAAACTGCAAGCGGGGCAAGTTTAAATATCATTAATAATCAAGGAACATGGCTTTATTATGCTTTAGGTAAATGTACACAAATTAACGCAACCTTTACTGGAAGTTCTTCATTAGACCCAGCAACTCCACCATATATTGCCCATGCAAACAATGTTCATTATCTAGATATTGGAGAAAATGCAGCCGCAAAAGCATTTAGTGATAACATTACAGGCTTTACATCAACAGGGCCAATCTTTTATAGAACTGCAAAGGATTCTACTTTTATGATTCCTCCAGTAGCAAATCAAGATACTGCAACACATATGGCACTATTGACATTACCATCATACAATGCAAGTGGTGTTCTAACAAACCCAATTAAATATACATTTGGAGAAGCAAATGGTGAAGAATTGCCTTCTTTTGGATTAGAACAAAACATGAGTAAATTAGAAACATCAAATCCACACAGAACAGGAGATACTACATTAGCAACAGAATCTCATAATTTTGTTCGTATTGCAAGAGGTAATCGAGTAAATACTTTAACAATGACAGCAAATGAGAATGAAGAAGTTAAGATGACTCTTGATTTAAATACAAGAACTGTTCACAAACTTAAGACTGATGAAGCATATGAAGGTCGTGCGGGTGTTGATGACAATGCTGATTTGTTTAACTTTGGAAGTGGTTCAAATACATTAACAGCGACAGGAGAAGAATCTCTTGAACCTTTCTTCTTTTCAAGTGGTGCTTTCACTATCTTCGGACAACAATTCCTTAAGATTACAAATATGACATTAACTATCAATAATAATCTACAAGACAAGAGATTCGTAGGAATTGGCAACAAATCCGTTAAGTCTGCTATTCCTGCACAAAGAACTTATGAAATTTCGTTTACTGCTATGGTTACAGATAATCAACTATTTGAAGAACTTCTTGACCAAACAGAAGAAGGCACAAGCAATCTTATTACTCTACAATTTGATAAGAATGCTCCTGATGGAACCCTCAATGAACAAATTCTATTAAAGTTCCAAGATTACTTCTTAAGTTCAGCAAACATTACAATTCCAGATGATAAAGGGCCAATTACTATCGAAGGAACAGTAATGCCAAGAAATCTAAACACTTGTGAAGTTAGAACTCACTGGGTTTTACAGGGGTGATTATATGGATAAGTATGATAAACTACGCCTTAAGGAACAATTGGCTAAGAAGCCAAAAGAAACTAAAAAGGAAACTCCAAAAAAGACTACAAGTAAATTACAAGAATAATATTCCACCAACACCGTTTGTTTGTTTGTTGGTATAGAAGGTGGATGAAATGTTAAACGAAAAAAAAGTTGTTACAGATAAGAGTGTATTATTTGCACTAACCGAGCCTACGCTACATTATATTAAAGTAGCACCCGAAAGTAATGAATATCTCAAGGTGTGGGTAAAAGAACCTACTTGGCTTGAAGCCGAAAAAGCCTTGAATAGTGTGATGAAGATTGATTCTCGCACACAATCGTTAGACCTCGACTTAAATGCGATGTATCGCTATATGGTTGAGAATTTCATCTCAAAAACAGAACCTTCATTATCAACAATTGATATGCTTAAATTAAGCCCCTATGTTGGTAATCAGATAAAAGAAATTCTTCCTAATCCAATGAGTATGGTGCAGGAGGATGAAGAAAAAAACGATTAATTAAAGAAGCAGTAAGAGGTCGAGGAAATGACCATAAAACTGCTTCTTTAGTCGTCGTTTATATGCTTTCAAAAGCATTGGCAATTAGCCCATTAGAGATTTACAAAATGCCAGTTTCTTTAGTTAAAGACTTACTTAGTGTTCATATGCACGTTGAAGAAGTTAAAGCCGAAGAGTTAGAAAAACATAAAAGAAACATAAAGTGATACAATGTCAAAAATAGATGAAGCAAAGGTAGGAGTTACTGAATTAAGTGATTCTTTAAAAAGCCTAGAAGATGCATCATTTAAGGCAGGTATCGAGTTTCAAGGAATGTTAGGCAGTTTAACAAAGGCTGCATACAGTTTAAATGATGCTGGTAAAGGTTGGACTACATTTAGCCGATTAGTTTCAGGAAGCCCACTTTGGGCAATTCAAAATAAATTTAGAGCATATTTGTCTATTCTTGCTTCATTTGAACAAAGGTCAAAAAATAATACTAATGCTCAAATAGAACAAAGAAAAAGAGTATTAGATAACTTTGAAGCAACAAAGAAATTAAATGAAAGTGTTAAGGACTTAAGTAAAATTAAAAGAATGGAAGTTAATCTAATTGAACAGGAAATAAAATTGAATGACCAGTTAGAAAAACAACAGAAAAGAAAAAATGAGTTACTAGACCTAGAAGCGGCATTAAAGGCAGAAGGGCTAGATAAAGGTCCTGAATTAATCAAAGACTTAGAAAAAAGAGATAAGGCTATAAAGGAACTTACAGAAAGAATAACTAAATTAAATAGAGGAATAGGAGATAGTTCTAAAGAAATAATGGAAGAAGTCAAAAGCCTAGATATTTACAAATATACTTTAGCCGCAACAGGTAGTGAAGAAAAGGCATTTATTAGAGCCAAAGCAGAATTAATAGAAAAACAAAAAGAAGCAAATAAACAACTTAAGCAAGGAGAAAGGGCTTTAAAAGAACAATTTGCTTTTGATAAGAAAAGACTAGAATTTCAAATGAAAGCGGCTGAAAAAGAGGCAAAAAGACAAGGATTAACAGGAAGAGCAAGAAAAAAATTCCTCAAAGAACAAAGGCAACTTGGTCAAAGAAAAATGAAAGAAGACCAAAAAGAGGCAATTAAAACTGTTAAAAAAGAAAACCTCAGAACAGAAAGTAAAACATCTTCCAATGAAGGAATTAAAGAAGACTTTAAGGGAATGAAACTCGCTCTTGCTCCTTTTTTGCCACTTATAGGAGTTTATAGATTAGCAAAAAACCAAAGAAAAATTGCATTAAAAGCGCAAAAATTTAGGGCTTCTATGATTCCTGTTTTAAATTTAGCATTTAAGTTCTTTGTCTTTGGCATTATGGGTATTCTTGCATTCTTGTTATTTATCAAAGGTGCTTACGAAGTTTTCAAGATTTTAAAGGAAATGGGGCTAATCGAGGAAATAAAAGAATTTTTCTTTGCCGCTTGGGAGATAGCACTAGGATTTATAGGAGTAATAAGTACATTTATTTCTGGAGACTTTAAGAAAGCATTTAAAGATTTAGGGCCACTTTTAGATAAAGTATTTATTCTTGCCTTAAATGGTTTAGGTTTATTTATTAAGGTAGCATGGGAAACAATTGTTGCTACATTTTATGTAATGATTCAGTTTTTCCATGACTTAGTTCGTGACCCCGACTTACAGGCAAGAGCAATTAGTATAGGATTAAAAATAGGAAAAATTATATTAGGTGCTTATTTGGTCAAAACTCTTGCATTAATGGCATTACAATTAGTTGCTGCTTATGCTGCACCAATTCTTCTAGGAGTATTTATTCTAGCAGGTCTTTATGCTTTGGCTAAATTTGTATTTGATAGATATGCCTTAGCAATTGTAAAACCTTTCCATATGTTTTTTGACTTTATTACAGATATAGGCGCATTTGTTAGAGATGCATTAATTGATATAAAAGACTTCGTTAAGGACTTAAGCCCATTTTCTGAAGGAGGAAGAGTCAATTCTAATTTTCAATTAGTTGGAGAAAAAGGCCCAGAAATTGTAAAAATGCCGAGAGGCTCTACTGTTTATTCAAATGCAGTAAGTAAGCAAATGATTTCAAGAGGTTCTAATACAGTAGTCAATAATATGAGCATTACAATAAATGCTAGAGATACTTCTGATGCAGAACTAAGACGCATTGCAGATAAAATAGGAAACATGGTTAATAACAAAATTAACAGAAGAACATCTTCAAGAACATTAGGGTGATTAAATGGCAGACTATCACGTTTATCTTAAACTGCAAAGTTATGCAGGTAATATTCAACAAAATACTATTCCTTTAAGAGCAACAGGTGTTTCTATTTCAGTTTCTAAAACTATTCCAGCGTTTCCTGTTCCTTTATCTGGTATTGCAACAGGTGAATCTATTACTGCGGCATTAGATTTAGGGATGGCTACAAAAAATGTATCGGTTAATGGATATATTATTGACGATACAATTACTAAAGTTTTTGATGGAACTGCTACAACAAGAAAATTTACTGCTCATGAAATTGCACAAATGATTGCATCAGGTGTAGATTCAACAGGTTTAGCAAAAAATCAAGCGTTTTCAGAATTGGTTGTTCTTATGCCATCTTTTGTTGCGAGCGACTACAATTATCGAGGAACTTGTAGTATTGCTACTCATAAAAATAAAACAAATTGCGAAGAAGCAGGTGGAACTTGGACACAAACAATAGATGAAAATTCCAATAGAGAAGATGGAATCAGTGTTCCTTTAATGTTTGGTTCAAGAGGAAATGCTCTTAGTTTAGATAATGCAAGAGTTCCATTACCATTAACGACATTTCCAGACAGTGATACAGAAACAGGAATTACAGGATTTGTAAGAAGTTTTTCATATGAATTAAATGCAGACACCTTTGAAATTACATTCAGTTTAGAATTTGAAGCGGCAAACATCTTCCCTTGAGGTGAATTAAATGTATAATACATTAATAGGAGAAAAAAGAAGTCTTGTCTTCCCTGTTATGTGTAATGCTCATGTTAAATTATCTTATGCAGATAACATACCCGATACGAACTCAAACACAGATACTTCTGATGATATTGCTTATGGTCTTTGGGCGCATGAAGGTTCTTTTACCTTTGAAAGTATAATTACTCCTTATGATGTAAATGGATATGGTAAATTTTCAACAGGAGGAACAATACCAACCTTTACTCCATCTAAGAAAATAATGCCTTCAAATCATCATCAAAGTTCTCCAAATGACTATGAAAGCCAACTATATTTACCAGTTGCAGGAGGAAGACTAACTCATGAAATGAGAATATTTGATAATGATAACTTTAAAATATCTTTGTTAAATTCTACATTATTAAACGAGAATCAACCTGCTGAATATAAAATAAAAGCAGAATTAACCATTGGGACGACTACTGAAACATTTACATCTGATAAAGTAATCCTTCCTAATTTTTCATATTATAATGAATATGAAACAAATCAGAACCATGTAAATAAAGAAGGATTTGCTCAATATAGATATGTAGGGGCTTCTATTATTGGAAATCATTCAGCAGGTGATACGGTCATTAACGTATTCGTGAACACCTTTGCGGTAGGTCAGGAGTTGTTCGTTTTTGATACTACAAATGGCTTTAGGTCAATCGGTACGATAGCCTCCGTAGGCGGAAGTAACATTACGCTATCAAGCGGTCTTCCCTTCGATGTCGCCTCCCTAAGCCGTGTGTTTTTCAAAGGCTTTGCAAACCCTTCTTACATAAATAATACATACCATGTAGCCTTTGTTCTTAATGATAATGGCAATTCTGTAAATATATTCCTTAATGGTAGAATTGTCTTATCGTCTTCTCATAGCGTAAAGACAGCATTTAGTTTCGCTAGAACAGATACATTTTTAGGTGCTAATGGGACACTATCAAAAGGAACGAGTTCAGCGATTACAAATAAACAATTTATGGGAGAGTTTCATGAATTATCAATTATTGATATTCCTAAATTAAAATTTCCAAATGTAAATACGCTATTACCTTCTTTAGATGAAACGCTTCTATATTTAAGATTTGAGGAGATTGATTTATAATGGCGCAAAATCTTAAGGTATTTGGGATAGGCGAAACTGCTGTTGATACTCAAAGTAGTGACCAATATAATGTACCAACTAATCCTAAATTTACTGCCGAAGGTACTTTTTCCTCATCTTTGAGAGCATCTGATAATGTTGAACAAACTAGGTTATATTCTTTAATATATCCTAGCCATCTGACAAGTGGTGTTGCAAGTGGAGAATTTACAGAAGTTGGAACATCTACTGCAAATACGATAAGATTTAATTTAGCAACGACAAATGGTTCTAGAATTAAATGCTATGATGAGAATACTGGAACTGGCGTAAAACTAGACTCTACAAATTATGATTCAGACCATCATTATTTTGTATTAATACACGCCAAAAATCATTTAAAGCATCATTTTGCTAGAGTAACTAAAGTTTTGACAGAAGATACAGAAGGAGATGCTTTTTCATTTGAACCAGCGTTAGGTAATGAAATTGAATTAAATACTGATTTTATGTTGTTTAAAGGCCCACATAAAACATCTACTGCTGTTGCCTTTTCAGCAGGAATTAAACAAGACTTACAGAATAGTTTAGTTTGCTCAAAACCTTTATTTTACTTTTTAAAAACTAATGAAAAACACTTTACTGCTAATTTAAGTAGCGGAAGTGCTTTGATAGCAATTTCTACTTTAAGTGGGATAGAATCTGGAAATTTACAGGTTGGTATGAAAATATCTGGAAAAAATATTCCTGCAAATACGACAATTTCTTTGATAACTACAACTCATATTACAATGAGTAATAATGCAAGTGCATCTTCTACTGGAGAATTAATCACCATAGAAAACTATAATGAAGACTATACTCTAGATAAAGATGACCAGTTAGACCACAATATAAAATACACTGCGGCCATTTCAACAACAAATACAAGTGGAGCAATAAATACTTTCTACCTTTCTGTATTTGGAACAATGCAAGACTTTAGTAACAAAATTGTAGATTATAGTAAATATTCTATGAAACTTGAATTAGTTGATAAATTAAGAGAATTGGATGAAAACCATGCTAAAGGTATAGGTAGCGGAACAGCGAATAGCAACGAAGACACATCATTATCTGCTTATAATTATACTGACTACACTGAAACTTTATTAAATTCTAGAAGGTCTTTAGCCGACGCAAAACAGTCTACTTCTAGCGATAAAAGTGGCCCGATTAGATATGTCCATTATGACTATTCTCCCAAAAAGGTAAATATTATTTCTAATGTTTTAGATTTGGAATTAGAACAATCTTATGCTCCTAGAGGCAGTTTTGCTTCTTCAAAAGTCATTGATAATAGTAAAATGCTGGGAGTTAAAATAAATGATTTTGAAAAGTATAGAATTAGGCATAGGGTCTTTAGAGGGGATTTATCTGAATTTGTAGATATTCCCGCAAAGGTTAATGCATTTAATAGCAGTAGAGAATATTCATTTCATACAGATTTTGAATTATATAATTATTTAAATGTTGGTGATGAAGTAAAAATAGGAGATTATATTTTATTTGTGGAGGCTTTACCGACAAATGGCATTAGTTTTTCTGATTTAATAAGAACTGAAAATTCGCAGCAATTTAAAACAGCAAGCCAATTAGGATTATCTTGGTCTAGTTTATTGACAGCAGACCAGCAACTTAAAAGAAGAGCATTTAACTTTAAAGACAGGACTTTATTATCTTCTTTTAATATTGTAGAAAATAGAGAAAAAGAACTTTTTGTTAGCATAGTTTCCAAAGACTTTGAATACTTAGAAGCAGAAGTAGTAGTATCAAATTCTAAATTAGGATTACTTTATTTAAAATTCGGTGAAAAAGCATACTCTAATACAGAAACATCAATGAGATATGCCACAGGTATCTTTAACATCGAAATAGAAAGATTTACAGGAAAGATTGAAAAAATAGAAGCATTCAAAGAAAATCAACAAAATTTTATTAAAATTGAAGGAAGAGATGAATTTAGTCAATTGCTTGGCCCTATTGTAAATAGAAATACTGCTTTCTCAGAAGATATTATTTATAGCACAAATAGTCCATATAATACTTTAACTAGTCTTTCTTCTAATGGTGATTTTAGTTTTAATAGTGTAAATATTACAAATACATCCAGCATCAGTTTAACTGCTGGAGATAGAATATTTGCAGAGATAAATGACCACTTTATTTTCGTTGGTGTAATTAAGAATAATACCTCAAGTGCCACAACTCATGAATTAGAAGAAAAAGCATTCGCAAAGTCAACAGGTAAAGCACTATACAAAGCATCAACAAAAAATTATATGCTAACTAAGGCATTGTCTTCTAATCCATTAGTTTCTTCTGAAACATCTTTAAAGGGTTCAGCAGATAAAGGTATTTTCTTTTCTGGTGGAGCAATAGTTGATTCTAACGAAAATGCTTCAGAAGGTACATCTTTAATAGGTACAAGTTCTAGTAATAATGAAAAAGGAGTAGGTTATTTTATTCACCAACCTAAAGGAATATCTTCAGATAATTATTTTCAGTGTCGTTTAACTAATAACGATAATAGTGCTTTTCAATCATTTGATACAGTCAATACTTTGTTGGATTTTGAAATATTAAATATAAGTGAAGAAAATGGAAATAAAGTTTTAGAAGTAGCACCATATATGCCTTTATCGTTGGGTCGTGTAGAATTAAATTATGCAAATACAAGAAATACAACATTTACAGATATAGGTAATCCTACTGCTACTTCTAACAAAAATTATTTTGATATTACTGTGACTCATGGACATAATTTTTTATCTTCCACATCTGATAAAAGAAATCATCATGGAAAACCAGTGTTTAAAAATGGAGAATTTTTAGGATTTATTACTTTTGCTTATTTACGGACAGATTACTCAACAGTAAGAGTATTTGTTGATAGAATAATTACTACTGCAACTTCAGATACTATACAGTTATTAACTTATGCTAGTGCAAGAAATACAAGCAGTAAATTAACTCAAGAATTACATTTGCTAAATGGCGGTCACTTATGGAATGGTAAAATTATCTCATTACTAAATCCTAATACTACACAAAATGGAAAAGTCTTTTCATTAGATTATCCTAAACATTATAATAGCGGTCTAAGTAGTTCATATTGTTCTGCATTCGGTACGCCATACTATAATATATACAATTTAGAAAAAGGAAACATTAATTCAAGGCAAATTAGAAACCATATAAGTTCTATCGAAAGACCAAATGTTTTTGAGTTTTATTCTGAAATTCCTAGCAAAATTAAATATTATGCGAGTACGAATAAATTTGGACTAGGGAATACATATTCAGGTGCTACTTTAGTAGATGATATTATTGGAACAGATAAATATATTTCTTCTAGTTTCCCAAACACTTTAGCAGAAGCAAGAGGCTTTGTCCCAAGTCAAGGTTCTAAATTTTATGATACTACTATACATAAAAGCGGAGGAAGTGCAGATATTGTTGCATTAGACCAAGACCAAATAGAAGCATCTAATACAGTTTCTATTTCAAGTAGTGACTATTTGAGAAGCAACCCTCTTTTCTTGAAAGATTATTTTGGGCATATTGATGCTAAGATAGCAAGAATGTTTTTATTTAGTAATAGTGATTTAGAACCGTATAGTAGTTTACGGGAAGACAGTCTTATGTATTTTAGTGTTGATACTGACGGTGTTTCTCATTTCAAGGATATTACAAACTACAAACTATTTGCTAAAAGAAAATCAATAGAAACTACAAATTCTGATACTAAATCTTTAACGACAGGACAGACTGTTTCTGTTAAGAATAATGATGAGGATTATATATCTTGCGACATTATTTCAGCAGATAAGACACTATCAAGTCTAACTAGATTTTCTATTATGAGATTAACAGAACTTTGTCTAGATTGGTCTTTTAATCAGTTTGACCCTGAAAATATTCCTAGTAAAGATAAAATGATGCCGCCAATAGGCTTAGAACAAAATATTCTTAGTGTGACAAATACTGCAAATATTACTGCATATGATACTAGTACAAATACTGTAACAACCAATACAACTGTTACTGTCGGTGGTTCAGGTCTTTCTAATGGAGATATTTTATATGATTTGCAAGGAAGATTAATTGGAACGGTTGATAGCCAAAGTTCTACTACTATTACATTTGATAGCGACCCTATCAAAACAAACGGTACTTCCAATACTTGTGCTTTAGGATATGTTATTACTAGTGGAAATAGAAACCATGACTTATTTTCTGGAAATGGAAAAGGAGATACCTTTATTGACTTTGGTAAAGAAATACATATGTTAAAAGGATTGGCTACCCAAACTTCACATGAAAGCGATGGTTGGGGGAGTACAAAAGGGGGAGCAACTGACGATAGATGGCGTACCTCTTATAGTGCTTCATTTGGCCCACTTTTTTCAGCAAATAATAAAATTCATCTGGTTTTACCATTTGCTTACAATATAAGACACAGTACAACGACGATAGAAAAAGCAGTTAAGTTATTTGACATATTTAGAAATATGATTGATATTGATGACACAGGTTCAAATAATGATGCTAATGAATATGCTGATAATTTAATTCCTATATTTTTAGATAGATATGGAGTAGAGGATGGAGAAGAATTAGCATCAGAAGGTATGGCAGGTCAAGATATTATTGAAGCACACGTTAATAATGGTTCAGGTGCAACAAATAAAGACACTATTACTATGGCTTGTACTACTGCACCTTTCAATAATAATACTGATGAAGATATTAATGCTGATTATGATGATACTGCTGATGGGGTATTCTTAGGATTCAAGCCTAAATTAATTTTAAACTATTCTAACTTAACTGCAAGAGTAACAAAGGGAGGAGAAAACGTTTATGAAATAGATGTTGCTTCAAGTGGTGGAAATGTTTTCTTAGATTTTGTTGATTTAACTGGCTGTTATTTGGTTTCTGAAGCAGGTTTATTTTTAGATTCAGACGGTGATTTAACGGCCAATGTTGGTTCATTAGATGACGCAAAACCAGACCATATATGCTATGTTATCTCTCATGAACTAGATGCTAGTAATTCAACAAAAACTCATAGATTAATTTTAGATAATGATTTTGGTTCAGGCTCAGATAGAATTTTTAGAATTATGCAACCTAATCATACTTGTTTTCACAGTTTTTCTCCTAAAGAAATAAAACTCCAGATGACAAGTTCTCGATATACAAAGATGCCTTCTAGTAATCAATGCTATAATGGTATCAATTCTTTCTTTAATAGAAATTCCAAGGGTGGTAGGGACATAAAAGGAAACAACGAAGGAATACTCTCAATGTATGTTTTAGTTGATTGTGATAATCAAAATAATAATACAAGTGAAAAACACACAGTTATTAGGCATCATAGTAGTTATGCAAACATTTTACCATCTCAAGCCACTACTGTTAATGTTTCAGATGGCGATAATAACTTAAAAACAGAAATAGAATACTTTTCTGGAATTACAGGATTAAGTTCTTCTGTAAACGAAATATTAACTTTTGCACAAATGAAAGAAATGCTAGGAGTTGTTTCAGTTTCAGAAATTTTAAACATTACAGTAAATGCCGAAATTGATTCTGACTTTACTAGGGCTTGTATTGGCTCAACACTTACAGTAGCAAATGAAACAGATAAACTTATTGACAATCTATTAAAAGATAATAATATAGAAGTGGATGTTACTGATAGCAACTATCCTTTGTTCTTAGCACCTAATTTTCAAGGAGTTGATTTATTTTCAGCAGTTAATTTCTTATTAGAAAGAAAGGATAAAAGTATTTTATATGAATATGATAAGTTTAAGGTTTTGGATAAAAAGGATAACCAATTTTATAGCGAAGTAATTCTTGAAGAGAATGGAGATTTGCAGATATATGATTTACAAAAAGAATCAAATATGTTTAACGTATATAATGAAATTGTAGTATATGGAAAAAATCATAGAGGAATTCGTAAAAGAAATAAAAGTATTAAAAAAATTGGTATTAAAACACTAGAAGTCCATGAACCCGAACTTACTTCACAAGAAGAAGTTGATAGAAGGGCTAGAGTATTGAGAGAGGTTCATTCAGAAGATAGTAATAATAGATTATTTAAGGTAACTATCGGCCATTCAGGAATTTCTCAATTAAGAGGCGGCGATTTAATTAGATTGAATGTCCCTAGAGAAAATATTGAAAATGAACAAGTTATTGTATTACAGATAAAACATCTACTTAATGGTTTAATGGAATTGCAATTAGGTAAATTTAGCAGATTGCTAGAAGATATATTTGCAGAATTACAAATTAAAAATAAAACAGTTGATGCTAATTTAAGAAAGCAACAATATGGAGAAGAAAACATCATTAAGATAGACATTGAAGATAAATTTAAAATTAAACAACTTAGACTATTTGTGAGAAAAAGAACCTCTTCTGGTTCATTTAAGTTAGGTTTTGGAACAGCATTAAATACAGGAACAAACACGCTTGGCTATGGGGTCGGCACAGGCATTACATTCACTACTTTGATAGATGAGGAATTAATATGATAACAGAAAAAACAAAAGAATTGATTGCAACATACTTAGCAGGTCTTGTAAATACTCCTAATAAATTTGATATTGGATTAGGTGGGAATGCAACTAGTCCAGCATCAACTACTTTAGATGTACCCCTTACAACAATACCAATAACTACTGGTGCAGTAACGGCTGATAATGTAATTGAATTCCAAGCAATCTTTGATGGTGCTGATTCTACAATGACAGGAAATGTTATTCGTGAGTTTGGAATAACAGACGGAACTAATCTTCTAGCAAGAGTTAATTTTAATGGAGTTGGCCCATTTGCATCAAATGAAGATTTAGAAATTTTTTATACAATAGAGGTGGAATGATATGGCAGACGAAAACCCGCACCAATTTAGCACACAGACAACAGGCGTAACTTTTGGTCAAATAACTGATGATACTGATTTTCCTCACACTGGTTTAATTAAATCATTAAGTCTTATGGCTAAAGGAAATATGGCTGTAAAAGGTTCAGCAACAGATTTTGATATTACCCAAGCAAGTTCTGGGAATGTTATTCAAGTTGCCGCAGGTAGAATATTTAAAGATAATAAATTTACTGCTCAAGTAGCCGCCAAAAACTTTACTTCTAGCGCATTTGATACAACAACAGGAAATAGTTTTTATCATTTACTTGTTGTTGATGCTTCAAATGTTTTACAAGTTAGAAAGCATGGTAGTTCTACTGCAAATAAAGTTCCAGAATATACAGAAGGAGATACTATTATTGCAGTAATTATGTTTAACTCTTCTACTGCTGCTTTAGGAAGTATGCAGATTCAATTCTTAACAACAGGTAAAGTTGAGAATAGTTTAAGTATTGGTTATGATGATAGTGGATATACAGAAGCGGGTTCTTTAACAGGAACTTCTGATGGTATTACTATGACAGGATTATACAAACTAGATACTTTACCTACTGCTACTGTTGCAACAGATGATAAATTAATTATTCAAGACACAAATGATTCTGATAAAATTAAAACTGTAACTGCCCAATCAATTGCAAATTTGGCTAGTTATAGTGATTCTAATGCTATTTCAGCAGTAGAAGGTGAAGCAACATTAGATTTAACTGGGGATGTAACAATTGCCGCAGGTAAGGATTTAACCGTTGATACTAACACATTACACGTTGATTCTGCAAATAATAGAGTAGGTATTGGAACAACTTCTCCTGATATGTCTTTAGATGTAATACAATCAGGAACAACTATTGCAAGAGTAGCAAGCACAGGTTCACACGCTAATTTGCGCTTTGGTCGGGCTAATTCATCTTATGATGCGGCTATGTTATTTTATGACGATATGGCTACTACTCCTTCATTACAATGGCGTATTCAAATGACAAGTGGCGGAAGTGATTTATCCATTCGTGACGAAGATGGAAGCCCTGATGGTCAAGAAATAATGAAATTTAAAGATGGTGGCGGTATTGATATTAATTGTGATGTAGAAATGCCAGTCGCACATAAATTAAGAACGGGAGAAATAGAAATTGAAGGCGATTTAAACCATGATGGTTCAAATGTCGGTTTCTTTGGAACTGCTGTTGCTTCTCGTCAAAATGTAGGTAATGGTTCTTTTGTAACTAATCCAGTTAATTTTGGCCGACCAGTTCCTGACCCGTCTGCAAATCCTGGATTTGAGCCTAATGTAGATAATTACATCGCTCAACTTGAAAATGAAATAGTTACTATTTCAACTAAGTTAAACGATTTAATAGACGCTTTACAGTTGTATGGTTTAATTTTGTGATTATATGAAATTATTCATATTGGCTATAATAGCCTTTGCTGTAGGTTTTCTATCTACATGGCTTGCAACAATTGATGAAAAATGGTAAATTCCAAAAGCCAAAAAAAAGAGGGAAGGCGACCCAAAAGAGCCACCTTCCCTCAAATAGTCTTAATTGACCAAATTTTCTGACATTCCCGACATTCCCACAACTTTACCTGTTCGGGAGAACCTACATAAAAACCCAATAGACGCTTCGCTAACGTCTTATTGCCACAATACGGGCATTGTTGCTTCAATCCCATTACTGTCCATCTTCCTTGTTTCTCATCAATCTTCTCATATAATCTTCAACGCTGTCATCGGTGATATTTGTTCCACCAAATGCAGCGAAAAAGAGCAATAAGAGAACTGTTAAGAAAACAAGAAGAAAGAACCAATCCCAGCCTTCCATTACCATTTCACCTCTAATTCTACAAACTTTTCTTTATCGACAGAAAATGCTTTGACAATCCCATTGTCTTGACCATATTTCCAAAGGTCATACACTAGTTGAGTATCTTTCATACAATACTCAACGACTTCATCATATTGACCAGCCTTCCATAACTTAGGAGCATCAGCACTATCCATGAGTTTAAAATCATTCATTGTGCATTTAACTAAGTTACTTAATGGGAATCTTTCACCATGTTCTTTGGTTAAGATTCTGCTAGTATCAATATATCTTTTATCTTCTAGATATTGTTTAATACAATAAATATCCATAGAGTCTTTCAGAATAGGCAAATCAAATGCGGCAATATTATGTCCTAATAATACTCCACCTTTCTGAAAATGCTCATCTAAATCATACTTTAGTTCTCTTAAAGACTTTACAATATGACCAGACTTAGCAAAAGAATCAACGGGTTCATCAACATAAACAGTTCCAGTATTTCCATCCCATGTAGCAACGGTTGATACTTGAAACATATGCGTATTACCAAAACCGCCTATGTCATACGACATATTTTTTGTTTCGATATCAAGAGCCATTACTGACATTTAACTCAATCCTGCGACCAAAGTTTAGAAATCTTTTCTGTTTCTTTATCCACTTTAGGTTCTTCATCAACATCAATTCTTCGCTTTAAGAAGCAAACAATGTTACTGCCCGCTACTGTTAGCATAGAACAACATTCCCAGCCATCAGCACCATATGTATCTAATGATTCTATAATTACTTTTGGCCCTTTTGATACTTCAAACACTAGGTATGTATTTTCCCATTTCATTTCTTTTCCTCTCCTTTAAATTTAATAAATACTGCTCGGCCTTGTTTTTCTATTTCAAATAGGTTTTCAATTGATTTGAAGTAGTTGTAAACACTAGCCTGACTTTTCTTGCTTTCTCTTTTCACTTCTGATAAGAAATCTTTTTTACTTATGAATCCGTCTTCATCTTTTTCCATAGCAACATAAACAGTCTTAAATGTGCTTAACATTGATTTTTCAGTAACCGAAGTTCGACGGACACGGAGGCTACGTTCAAGCCATGCGACAAGGGTTATATAACACTTTTCTGCAATCTGTCCTGCTTGTTCGACGTTTTTACCTGTAACAATGAATCTCTTATCTTTATCTCTAATGCTTCTTGCTTGAGATATAGAACATAAAACTGCCATCTTTTTAAGATTTTGATTCAGACGAGTAATAAATACATCAAGAATTTCCTTTACTTCCTTTCTTGAATCTGAAATATAGTTATCCATTTTATCATATTCATAGAGTAATCTATCTCTTGCTTCTTGAGTATAAGTCATTGTTTTCAACGGGTCGCAACCTACTTCAACAAATCTCTCTTTTACAAGATTGTAGATTTCAAATATATTATTTGCAAATCTTTCTGTTGGTGGTTCTTCTCTTTCAGTTATTACACCAAACTGACTAATTAATTCTCTTCTAATTTTATCTTGAACGAAAGAAGGAACATCATGAACATACATAACCATTCTTGGTAATACACCTGTTGTAGCCATAATCTCTTGTAGGTTTCTAGGAGGATATGTCATAGCAACTACTGTTCTTTGACAATAGCAATTAACTACTCCACCCTCTTTTAATTGTTTATTAATTACCCAAGATTCTCCAGTTAAAGAATTCATTAAGGTATTCAAATATACAATAGAATTACCTTTGTGTTGGCTTTCCTTGAAGATACCCGAATACTCAAATTCATCCCAGTGGGCTATTCCGTTTCCTTCCAATGCCCCTGCAACTCTTTCATAATAAACATCTCCTATTTGTTCTCCATGTAATTCTGCTTCTTCATCATTTCTAATGATTTTCTTATCCATATAACCAATTAATGCAGCATCAGTATAATCAACTAAAGAGAAAACATCAAAGAAAGTATCTGCTATTTCTCCAGCATCTCTTAATTGTGGAGGATGTGTTCCTGTTTCGTTAATCTTTTTAAATACTGACTTAGTAATTGGGCCTACAAATCTCCAAAGTGTTGATTTACCTGTACCTGAAGTTTGAATCCAACACAAATGTATTCTAATATCATCAGTTAAATCACCGTCAGGTATATGCACAAAGTCTTTACATACTGCACTTAATAAATTATAATACATTAATAGTGCAGGAGTATCGTTATGCTTTGAGTAACTAGTTGCAGTATCAGCCCATGCTTTCATAATAGCAGGTAGTTCCGTTTTACTTACTGCGCCCATATCTTCTGTAAATTGCGCCCAGTAATCTTCTTCATTCATTTCATATTCATCTATCATAGTTTCACCTTATCTTCTGAATTTAATACGTTAAGTATTCTGTCTGCTAATACTTTTCCAAACCCATCTAGTTTTTGTATGTCAAAACTAGTTTGTTCTCCTATTTCCATAACAGACCCAAAAGTATCAATTAATACCTTTGCTTTTTTATAGGATACGCCTTTGATGCTAGTTAAAATATCAAGTCTTAAATCGTCGGTGCTTATTCTCTTAAATACTTGTGGTCTTATAACTTCTCTTTCTATTGGTTGCATTTTACAAATCGCTGTAATTATCAATGACGCTTCTTCTTCGCTCTTTACCCAAAAGGGTTTTATATCCGTGTCTAATACAATTCTACCTATTGCTCCTAGAAATTTATTTGATAACATAATCTTTCTAGAAGCGATAGGTAATTTGCTTTTACTGTGTTCAATAATATTGTATATTCCTTCTGATAAATCTCCATAGATAATTACAACATTGTTCTTGTAATGTCTATCCATATTATCTAATTGAGTCCATAATCTTTTAGACATTACAGACCCAATAAAATCTACAACAGACTTTGCTTCAAAGCATACATCAGCAAAAACATAATCTCCTATTTCTAGCCATTTCTTTTCTGTTTGTATATTTAGAATTCTCGCTCGTTCTTCAACGAGTTTGACAATTTTAGAACCTTCTTTTTCTCTACTATCAATTATTAACATTTGGAAACCTCCAACATTTACCTATACAATATCCTTCTGAAATAAGTTTATCACAAGAAGGAGTTTTGTAATTACCATGCACCGTAAAACGTGCGTGTTTTCGTGTTTGTCCTTCATCCCAGTCTAACCAGACTTCATCATTATTTTCAGCAATAGATTTAATCTCTTCAACAACCATATCTAAAACTTTATTCTTTTCTTCCAATGAAGTGAGATTAGTTCGCAAAGTTAATAAATCCCGATACCAAGATACAAGATATGCTCTCGCTAAATGCGAAGGATTCTCCGTCATCACTGCGTTATGCAAACACGGCAACATTGGAAGTTTTCCTTCATAGAACGGAACGCTAACTTCTCCTTCAACTGCTTCAATGGGGGGTTGTTCGGGAAACTTGACCCTGCTATTACCAACCTTTCTAAAAGGAATACTTCTTGACTTAGATGCTAACAGAATAATATCTTCAAGACTTAAACTAAGGTCATCATATAGCAAAGGAATACAGAAAAGAGAATTACCGTTCTTATCTGAAGATGACATATTAACAGTATTCGGAACTCTTCTTAAACGAGTCGTTTGCCCGACCCTATCATCTAATGTATTATCATCTCCTACCTTTTCTTTTAAGATATTCTTGACCACTTTAAAATAAGCCTGTATATCTCGAATGTCCTGAGTTTCTTCACCATCTAAAAATAGATGAAAACCTCTTCCAGAAAAGAATAAAGTATGCATAATATCATTCTCCATAACCCAATTCATAATTATCTTAACATCACGATATGCTTTATCGAGGTCATCATTATGGCCGTCAAAATCTAAAAATATTCTGTTTAGAATTACAGAAGAATCAATCTGTGCTGTTTCACTAAAATGCTCAAAATCATATACAGTTGTATATACATTCATCTTATTGTTGTAGTCCTTAACGAATTTAATATAATCATTCTTCGTTAGAACTATTTTTCTTTTCATCTGTCTTGCGTTTTTCAGGTGGCTTCCCGCCCAAACTGCTCTCGGAAATTTCATTTTTTATTCCTCCAAAATTTACTGTTGCTGTGTTCAGCATATTTTTTATTGTTCCTGCTACTTCTGCTTTAATGTGTGTAAGGCACATCTCTCTCAATATATCAGCATAGTAGTAGCCAACCATACTATCATTGATTTTTGTCTCTTTAACCATATCAAATCTTTCTATTAAATTCATTTCAGAATAGATTTCATTTGATAGGTCTTCAATCGTTACCATGAGATTTGATATTTCATTAAATGTCCAAGGTCTTGCCTTTACTTTTAATTCAATTACTTCTTTCATTTTCTTCCTCCATAGTCATTATCTTCATAATAAGAAACTCATTAAAAGACAATGGGGGTTGATAATTGAACTTTATTTTGTCATACAACTCTTTTAGTTCGGCTTTGTGATTTGTAATCTTCTCTCTTTTAACTAATATTTTTCTCATATTATCACACCCATGAATCTTCTTGTGCCGCATCACAAATACCAAAGTAAGAGCAATGAGCGCAAGTCTTGTAAAAGAACTTTGTAGGAAATGTATTTCTTTCATAGTGATGAATCAACTTAGCGATATTATTCATTACAGAAGTCATAGACCTTTTCTTTCTCTCTTCTGCATAAATGTAATTTGATGCTGGATAGTACCAACCCCAATGTGTTACTTTATCATTTGGGTCAAGACCATTCTTAATCATAACTTCATCGGTTGCATTCTCGATAAGTAATTCATAAAACGCCATTTCTTTTCTCATTGAAGTTGTTTTCCAATCTTTCCAAAGACCTGTTTTATATTCAAAAGGAACAAGACCCCCATTCTCTCTAAAAATTCGGTCAATGATTCCTTGAATGTGAATTACATAATCTCTTTGAAGAGGAAACTTTGGATTGATGTTTGCAGGGATTGTAATTTCAGCATCAAACTTTCCTTCATTACAAACTGGCAAGTATTCTTGTATCTTATCTTCTGACTTCGCTTCAATAAATCGTTGTGCTTCGAGCGATGCCACTGTTACTGAAATATCATAGTATTCATCAACAGGCATTAGTCCAGTGCAGTATTCCAAAATCTCACTATTGTTCATCTTTGAAGCCTTCTCAATATCAAAGTTATTGAAAAAGTCTTCTCTATGATTGTGTAATATTGTTCCTTTAAGCATAGCCTCCGTTTGGTCTTGAGGCATTCGCTGGATATAAGAAAAGTCATATTTCTTCGGACACCAATCGAAAGAACCCAAAGAAGACTTCGTTATTTTCAAGATTGGTTGTGAAGGGTCATCATAATTTTCAGGCTTCCATTGGTAAGTGAACTCCCTCATCGAGGAAATCACCGCATTATATTTTTCATCGTTATTCATTTTACCACCATTCGTCTAATTTCATTTGTAGTTTTCCTGTCCGTATTGAAGAAATGTCCCATTCCATTGCCTTGTAAATTGGCTTCGCTTTGTTTATCACTTCTTCTGCGTAGTGTTTGTAGTTGGGAATGTAATCATTAAAATCTTCATACACTGTTCCCGAAACAAAATCTACTTGTCTTTTTTCTTTTGTGAGAGGGTGGGTGTAGGTATCATTAACACCCTGTACTTTCATAAACAAGTATGAATCATCAAAAGTTTTGTCTTCTTTTTCCCAAGCATACAGAACCCCTGCGATACCTGAACCGATTGTGGGTTTCTTGTATTTAGTTGTTAAGAAGAATTTGGTTTCAGTTCCGCATTTATCACACCATTTAATCTTAAGGCATTCAGTTAAGTGGTGTTGCTTTTTGCATTCTGGACATTTAACCTCAAATCTTTCTTTACGCAAACGACTTCTCTTGATAATCTCTTTGTTTTCGATTTCACCATTGATAACATCATTGTATTTTTCATGTAAATACTTGTTGATTTCTTTCATATCTTTCTGTTCCACCCACATTCTCAATACATTTGTTTGTACTTCTTTTGCGAGTTTAGTTTCACTAACACGCTTTGCAGTAAAACCAGTCATTGTGAATTTAGGTTCATCAAGCCAAACTCCATCCTCCCAAGATACTAAACCTGCGTTTCTATTCTTTGTTGTGCCAACACCTAATGCCGAAAAATACTTTTCAAATTCAAGAACAACAGGATGTTGTTCAAGATTTAATACATTAGGAAAGTGTTCACGAACTGAATCTTCAATCTCTTTGATTGCTGATTCAGCCTTTTCAATAGATTCAATCTGAACATAGATTGAATCCGTATGTCCATAAACTACTTTCATAGTATCACCATGCGTTTTCAAAATAGAGTTTGCCATCAGTATATTGCATCAATTCCTGCTTGATTGTTTTAATGTCCTTTAATAAATCTGCAAACGTAGTATTCTCTTCATAGAGAATACCCAACTCGTTTTCAAGTCTCTTTACTGTTTGCTTTAGATTTGCTACTTCTGCTTTTAATTCTTTAATTTCTTTACTCATACTATCACCGTTACGATTGTTATAATGGTTATTATATTTACGATATTTACCATCATCAATATCTTATTGCTTTTTGCTATCATAGCAAGAAGTTCTTCGAGAAGTTCATTGGTTTTGTCCATCATCATTCTCTTCACTTATCCTTGTAATAATAGCGTTCCTTTTTAGATTATTCATCATTTGAAATAATTCCTTTACTTCTTGTAAAGTAATATCCCATGTTTCTTCTGTATCATAAGATACTTCAACAGTTACAATTCTCTTCTTCATATAAATGCCTCCATTGTTCTTTAATTACCCAATGTCTGTTTCTTCTTGTTCCTACTGCAAAGGCATAAGGTTTCAATAATGACGCTAAACGATTAGCCTTATAAACTGTTCCGTGTTCTTTTTCATAGAAAGAAACTATTTCTTCTAAATAGAAATTATCTGGATTTTCTATCTGTTTCAATGAATCAATTAACTTCTTTTTTATTCTGTAATTTCCTGAACTTCTTCCCATTTATTCCATCTCCTTTGCTTTAAATGCGGCTAAACGAATTGCTTCTCTTGCACTAGCAGTAATACTAGCGGCTAAATCTACATCAGCCCAACCAAATCCTTGAAAGGCAACAATGCCATAGAACGATGCCATTAATCTTTTTACTGCCATTTGATTGTTATACCACTTGACATATTCATTTTTGTTATCATTCTCTCTTGCTTCTTTCATAAGACGCTTATATTCATTTCTTAATTCTTTTAATTCAAGAACTGCTCTCGGTAAAAGGCCGAGATTATCTGTCTTATAATAGAGCATTTGTTCTCTATCAGTAATACTGAAATCTCTCGGTGTTAAAATATTTACACCAAATTCTGTTGGTTCTTCTGACTTAGTTTCCCATGAAATGTTTCTAGCAATCATCATACTAGGATAAAGACCAGCAAAATCAAAAGCAGCAACATTAAGATGTAATCCATTTGTTTCTTCACTTAATGGGTCATAAATCATAGCACCGTCATATTCTTGACGCTTCTCTACTTTTTCACCTGTTGGTGCAATCCATGTAGCATTACGCATAAAATAAATTGAACCCATATGACTAGCATAAAAACAAGCATCGAATGGTGCAATCAATAATCTTTGTAGTGCGATAATTGCCTCACTACAATAATTTAATTCATCCAATTCTACCATTAGTTCAACATCAACTAAAGCATACTTCAAATATGTATCAGTATCTTCTAACCATGCTCTACGATAAAACTCGTTAGGGTCTGGAAACTTTTCTGAAACTAGTTTCTTTCGATTAAGAACTAATTCAGATACATAATCTAAACTCAATGAAGGTAAAGTTCCTCTTTGTGAATCATTCCATTGACGTTCAAAGGCCATGTCTAAATTGAGGGTAATGCGCCCCTTGATGGGCTGTTCGATACTTCCGAACCCCTTTTCACCATAAAGGAATTTGTAGCCGTTCTTCGTTGAAACAACGCCCTTTACTTGGCTTACAGGAGATATTACTAAGGGATTCAGACCCAAAGCACACGCTCGCTCAAGTAGTTTCGGAACATCAGCAAAATTACCAAACCATGAAATAAGCATATCTGGATTTTTGTCCTGAATTGTTTGCATAAAATTTTCAAGCATATCTTTTTCTGAATCATACTGAAATAACGATACTTCATGATTATTATAATTGCTATATATTTCTTCATTGATATGAGTATCAGGAAACCATACCCATTGGTAATAAGTTTCATCATAATTATCATACATTACAATAGTAGTAATACAATCGTGATATTGTCCACCTTGTTGCCATTCCATATCCCAATACCATTTACGCATTTTATATTCAGGCAAAGAACCTAAAGTATCAACTGCATATCTAAATGATAAAGGAACATCTGCTTCATATGTCTGAAGAAAACTCTTCTTTGCTATTTTAATATCTTTGGCAGATTCAACATATACACGAATAAGTTTTGTTCCTTCAAGATTATACCAATTTCCTTCTTCATAAACAAAATCTCTTTCAATAAACTTTGAAGGTTTGTATGAAGTTGGCCGCTTTGAATTTACTGAGATGTAGAAATACGGTATAAAATTATCAACCTTTTGTATTAATTCTTCACCGTTTCTCCATGAAGTGTAAATTGTTTTTCCATTATCTAATGCACTAATTATCATTTTAATTCCCCGATGTGAACGGTGCTTTTACTAATTTTCTATCTTCTGAAACAAGAAGTAGTGGAAACTCATCTTTCACATAGAAATTAATTTTTGATTTCTTTGGAAAGAACTTATGTAGTGGCCCACTAAATTCTAATGTTGCAGGTTCTCCTGTATTCTGGTCAGGAGTAATTGTTTCTTTGTATTTATTCTGAATAGTAGAACCTGTTGAAAACTCAACAGAAGTTCCATCATAATCCAACTTATATGCACCATGCTTTGCTAATTCGCAAGATGAAATGCAATCTGCAAATACTGATTGTTCTAATGTAAAAGCACCTTCAAAATTAGAACTACCAAATTTAGGCAGGGTTTCTATTTCTTCGTCGTAAGAAATATGCTCAAGCATAGTATTAAGTCGAGTCAATACTGTCATGTTTGGATGATTAACAACCCTTGAAACAGATGCAGTTTTATTATCAGAAGAAATCTTAAGAAAATCTTCTCCCTCAAATAAAGTCATGTCTCCAAACTTTTTGAGATATGGGAGAATAACTTGTGTATCACAAATAAAATCTCCATCTTCTGCACCTAAAACCTGTAATGTAATATTCATTCCAAAGGTTGCATCACCATTCCAAAGATTAAGAATACGGCCTTCTAAATTCATATAAACATATGAACCCATAGAATTACTAGAGAATCCTGATGAAGTTAGGTATTTACCTTTTCCTTGAATACTCTCTAATGCTTCTGTAATATCTTTTGTGTTTGTTGCAAACTTCAAATCTTTCCCTCCTGCAATTCAGGAATACCGTTCCAAACGATATTTGGTGGCGTTCCTTGTCGAATAGTCCAGCGTGTTCCCACTAAGTTGCCATTAGTTCTTGAACCAATTAATTCAGCAACAAAGTGTATTTCACCCTTTACCTTTCTCTTAGAACAATGAATCTCTTGTTCTAGTTTTCCGCCCCAATCCTTCCATGCAGGTTGAATACCCGTAGCAACATTATCTACATACTTTTCAGTTTCGTGAGTAATATAAATTACATCACACTTTAGATTAAAGATTGCTTCAAGCAAATAATAGAAAGTTTTGTTTCGTGGGCCATACTGATATGGCATCATCTTTGTTACTATTGTTGGATTTGGATTAACTTTGTAAATACATTTTTCAAACCAAGTATCTACTCCATCCATTACAAAAATAGGTTTTTCACCGTTTTCAATTTGTCCTCGAACATAACGAATAAAGTCATGTGAGTTTTGTTCAGACGCAGTAATATCAATTTTGTTTTCTTTGTCTTGAACAATTGGGTCAAATACTTCAATACGTTCTGTTGCATCATGACATTCAATCCATGTAGATTCAACGCCACTATCCCAATCTAAAACATAAATCTTACGTTCTGGAAAATCGAGAGCAATACCAGTTTTACCTGTCTTTGGTTCTCCCCAAATTCCAAGAACCATTCGGCTCTTTCTATCCTTTCTTTTTTGTTCCATAATTTGACGAAAGCGTGAGTTAAATGCTTCTTGCTTTTGTCCAAAATTTGTCTTCTCGTCTTTATTTGTATTATCTGTTATTCCCATAACTATCACCTAATTCATTTATATCTATATCTAATTCTTTACCATGCATCTTTGTCCATGCCATTACGATAGTTGCTAATTCTAATTTATCGCAAATATATCTTGCTTCCTTTGTTTGGAAATGCATCTTTAGCCAATAAGTTCCGTTTTCTTTCTCATTCTTTCTCCAAGTTAAGAAATCAACATTTGCTAAATCAACGATATATGCATCGCCTTTCAAAAGGAATCTTTCTTCTTTTAAATCTGTTGTCATAAAAATTCCTCATTTAATAGGGCTTTGCACCCCTTTGACAGTCATCACCAGCCCACTGTTACACTATCCTTTGATTTTAATTATTACCTAATCAAAACCAATCTAAATCGTCTTCAACAATTTCAACTGTTTCTGGTGGCGCACCAACACGGTTAGTTACCATTAATCCCGAAACATTGATTGTTACTGCATCAGCAACACCATCAACAATTCTTTGAGATGTTCGACCAACAACAATAACAGAAGAAGCAATTCCGAAGTCAATATCAATATGGCTAGGAATCCAACAAGTTGTGTAATTCTCACCATCTTCAACAAATTCAGCAGAAAGGTCACTAATGTTAATAATTCGATTACCATTCGCAGTTGCGGTCATAGTAATACTATCAACAGAACCATCTGTAATAATAAATCGCTCTCTCGCAGGTAGAGTTTGTCGTTCAATATGCGCTCTATCAACATCTGGAAGAGGAACAAGATGACTCTTGAAATTACTTGCTAAACAAGATTCAAAGTCAAAACTTGACATATCTCGATAATCGTCACCTTCAGGGTCTACTTCAGTATTGAGCATAAGACTCTTTAAAGTCGTAGTTGTCATACCATAGATTGCAGAACCGTCATCACTAGGAATACATAGGAAATGAATCCATTCATAACAATTAGGAGAAAAATCAACAGCAGGTTGATTCTTATATGAAAACATATATGTTTTCATTTCTCCACCTTCTAAAGAACCATAGAAAATACCAGTTCTTCGGAATTGTTCCAAAGGTAAAGGCTTTCCATAGTTTCGATTCTTTGCACCAGACATATATGTTGGTTGATTATCAAGAGGAATAATGGTAGAGCCATCTTCTGTTTCTTCTGCACCATCAGGCAAAGAAGAAACTTTCTTCTCTTCATATTCATTGTTATGATAACGAGCAACAGTCCACGTATTATCATCATTCTGTGTAGCAACAGCAACATGGCCGTCTTCTAATGCTCTATCAGAATCACGAAGATATTCTTCTTTTGCTCGATTACGATTCCAACTCATCATATCTCTTGGTGCTTCTAAAGCAACAAAGAAACCAAATGCCTTCTTTACTAGAGAATTACTTCCAGTATTAGAAGAATTATTGCTTACTTTCTTCATACGTTGAACATTTCCAACATATCCACGCCATAGAGCGAGAGCGATTTGAGAATCCTCGCTTGTTGTGTTTTCCTTACAAATCTCCTTAAATTTGTCCATCGCTTCTTCGACAGACAGTTCAACAATCTTTGCGCCTATTTCAATTTCTTTTTTCAATTTTTCTTGCATACTTTTCACTTCCGTATTTCTTATTTTTTTGTCCTTTATATTAATTGCCCAACAAACCATGATACTAATACTCTTGGTGTCATAGTTGTTGAACGATATTCGCTTTCTCCTAATGTTCTTAGATATTTAAATTTAACATTACTATCTAACCCATTCATGTTTATTACTGCATCGTGTAATCCAATACATATTTCTGAAATATCACGACCTGCATAAATCATATCATGGAGTATAGAAAGAACTGTTGTATCTTTATTAGTTATCAAATTAATTATTTTTACATATTCTTCTAATGAAATTTCACTTTGCTTTTTGAGTGAAATATTTGAGTATTTAGCGGCCTGTATTTCGGTTATCGCTCTCCTTAAGTCACCGTTTAGAGTGGCTATAAAGGAACTCAATTCATTATCATCAAATCCAGTTATTTCTTCACGTTGAAGAATACCTTTCACAACTTCCAATATTCGGTCATTGGATAAAGGTTTAAAATGATAATTAGCACATCTACTTTGGATAGGGTGAATGATTTTGTTTTTATTATTACAAGTAATAATAAAACGAATGTTATTCGCATAACGTTCCATGATTCTCTTCAAAGCATTCTGAGCATCATTTGTCATTCCTTCCATTTCATCTAGTAATAGAATCTTAAACGGAACATCACCGATAGTTCCTGTCTGTGCTATTTGTTTGATAAGGGTTCTAACAGTTTCAAGTTTCCTATCATCAGATGCATTAATCTCAAAAAAGTTATCTGCCGCATTTTCTCCTAAAATAGAATAAGCCAGTGCTAATCCTGCACCTGTTTTACCTGTCCCTGCTCTCCCATAAAAGAGAAGATTTGGCATATCTTTTTCTTCAATCCATAATTCAGCATCCATTGTAAAATGTTCTTGTCCTACAATGTCGCCTATTCCTTTTGGTCTATATTTTTCTGTCCATAACATTTTTATTCACCATTAAAATAATCCGTTAAACTTCTTACCTCTATTCTGGTAGGAGTTCTTTTTGTTCTTCTTTCTTTTTCTTTTAAACCCAAAAGTCTAGAATCACCATTGTTAAGTTTGCTTCTTACATACTTAGCAAAGCCTTCATCATTTAGTAATTGTTTTAGTACATTTACATTAGAATTACTAATGCCTAGTTTTCTTGCTAGGTATGGTTTCTTAGAATAAGATTTACGCTGAGGCATTTTTAATCTACCATAGTTTAGACCATCATGCCTATAGGCAAGCATTTCATAAAAATACCTTTGACTCCATCTTCTCTTTACCACACTATCAATAAAAACTAATTTATTAGGATGCACGTTTTCACACAACCATGAAAGAATCTGAACATCGGGAGGTTTATTGTAAACTAATAATTCAGCCATTAAATCCCTATCAGTTTGCTTAAGATACTCCCTTACAAGAGAATAAGTATCTCTCTTGTAAAGAACTGGTTCTTCGCTTCTAGGGGCTTTATTCTTAATGGATTCCCTTAAATAATTTTTACCTCCTGCTCTTTTGATTTGACACAGGTTTTTGATTTCTTTTGGAACATCCTTTTCATTAATAGAGGTCAGAACAATCTGTCCTTTGTAATTTCTAATAACGAACAACACTTCTTCTTTCTTTGCTTTATGATGAATGTCTTCAATAATAATTCCATCATCAATTGGAATAGAGAATACATCTTTGATTCCCATTTCATTCGCATAAACAATAACAGGATTATTTACAAATGTCTTTGCTTTTGTTGATTTACCTGTACCTGTTTTTCCTGTTAGAAGTATTGGTCTGTTTCTTTTCATATTTGTTAATCCCATTATACTACACCTTTTATTTCAAATAATCTTTCCATACCCTCTAGGGTTAAATGTTTCTTTTCTGAAATTATATCTACGCATTCTAGAAACGAATTCCATTCTCCCTTTGAATGAGGAAGATTAGGATTCACTATTGTCTTTAGAAGATATAAGTTTTTGATTCCACCAATTCTCAGAATAGGCTTGCGCCTTGTAGAATGTTCTTCTGAGCGATATGTAGTTTCAATACCGTGTTGTAATAGGCTACGTTGAACTGCTAAAAGAAATTTCGCATCGGCTCGAATATTTAATCTTAAACGTACTCTATATCCAATAGAGGAAGCATCAGAAGAAACAATGTTTAAATCCATTTTTGTTGATGAAAGAAGAATACCACATAACATATCTTTACTAAACATTAAAGTTCCTCCACATACTTTGAATTATCGGGCCAATAACCATTAGGGTCTTGGCTAGGATGCATTTCCCACCAATACATATGTGCGGGAGTAATTGTTTTATGACCAAGTTCTTCTGCATTTTCTTCTGCGGCAACAACTAAATCTTCAATTGCTCCTTCCATCCATACCTTTAGAAAGGCAATAAAATCTCTTGAAATAGGCATATCAGTATATTCTTTAACCATAGCCCTTAGTGAAATTTTACCACTACGATTAAACTTAGGTAAAGAGGGTTTCTCAGGAATAATAAACTCTCCTTCTTCATTGAAGAATGGAACTAATTCAACTTTCATTTTTCTTGGCCGACCTTGTGGATTTACAACATCCTTTAGATGAGCCATTCCTTCTTCTATGCGAATTACTGAATAAGTAATTCTATCGAGAACAGTTAAATCTCCTTTCTTAATCATTCTTCTTCCTCCTGTATTCCTTGCATTAGAACCGATTTTACAACTTCATAGTCTGCTTCTTTCTCAAGAACCTGAATAGCCAGTTTGAATACTTGGCGTAGTCTATACATTTCATTAGTTGTTTGGGTCAATTTAGGAGTATTCCAAACTCTCTTTTGTTCTTCAAAGTCTAAAAAATCATCAATGTCGCTATCTTGAATTTTCAATTCCTTAAGAATCTTAACGTTAGTTTGAGTAAGAATTGCTTCTTCTCCATCCTCAATACGAATGTCATATAGTCTTTTGTGTAAAAGAAAAAGTTCTCGCTGAATAGACCTAATCTTTCCATAATGAGTACCTATGAATCTCCCTACTCCTTTTCTAGACAATTTAGAAATTTCATATATTTGCCCTTTATCATTTACTACATATCCATTTACATAAGTCATTGTAATTCCTCCATTCTTTTTATCGTGTCAATATCATTGACGAATTTATCCTCTCGAATCCTTTTGCATCTTGGAAACCTGAGAGAGAGATTTCCTTTAGCATCTTTACTTACCAAATCAGCACGTATTTCTAATACTGTGCGAGGTAAGAAATGATAAGTTCCGTCTTTGAAAGACTCGACATTCTTTCTTAGATTACTAGTAAGATTAATTAATTGTGTGTCTGTGAAGCCACTTCCGCACCATCCGACAGAAGTAAAACCATTATCTGATTTTACTGCAATTTCAAATGTAGCGAATACATTTGAGTTTTTCCCGTCGCCATACTTTGCTGAGATAATAACTACATCTAAATCAATTAGAGGTGGTTTATACTTAGCCCAGTATTTTGACCTTTTACCAGATTCATAAGGTGCATTTGCATCCTTTACAATAATACCTTCAAAACCTTCGTTGATTGCTCTATTATAGAAAGCCATTACATCAGTCGTTGAACGCTCGGCTTGGTCAGGTAAAGTATTCATTTCTATCAAACGCTGAGAATAAGGTAAGTTCATTATTGTTACACCTTTATACATTAGACAATCAAATATAACCCACTTTACTGGGCATTTAGAAATCGCTTCAGTCTTATCTTTTGAATGTACTCTTGTTGCAAGTTTAGAATGGGGCGCAGGTAATCCGTTTTCTACTGGATAAATTTCCCCATCAAGAATAAGATTATTAACCTCATAGTTTCGGACTATTTCTGCGACATCAGAAAACTGTTCTGTTACAATTTTTCCAGTGCGATTGAAAATAATCACGCTATTATCTTTCTTGTGAATTTGATAGCGATTACCGTCATACTTGAAATCCACAATTTTATTTGAAGGCCACTTATTCATAGGTATTGCTTTTGCGAGCATAGGTGAAACAAATGCGCCATGAGTTAAATTCATTGGTGGTTCTTCATTCATTTCATAGTATGAAATAACATCAGTCATACTATTAAAGTTACAGTGCTTTTTAACATCTGCAATCTTTTTACCATAGTGCTTTGCTAGTACTTTCTTAAGTGTAGTGGATTGAACCCCGTTTCTTGGTGTTCTTAACCAATAACGAATAAACCACTTTACTTCAGTATCAGACATATTTAATAGATGTTCTTCAATCAAAGCAAATGAATTAGAAGTCATATTAGAACAGTCTAACTCAAGAAGAGTCTTGAAAGTTTTAATTGTGTATTTATTATCTTTCTGAGAATTATCGAACCAATACATTGCTTCCCCTAAGTCTCCATAAGTATCATATTCTACATCAATTTCATCTTCAAACACATCGTAGATTTTAGCCATCCATTTCTTAGCCTTAGCCAAACCAATATTGTTTGGTGTTAATTCAAGAGACAAAATACTGAATAGTATTTGTTTATCTTCAAAACTCTCCATTTCCTTTGAAAGAAATGTTACCGCTTGAGTTGGAGTCATAGACTCGCTCGCTTCTAGTAATCTCGTTAATTTCTTCATTGTCATTTATCATCACTTCTTTATTTTTATTTACTTCTTTAATCAATTGTTTAAGCAATTGACTAATCCTTCCTTCATGTTTTTCTGAATATTCCCACATGGCATTAGCCAAGTATATCCAGTCATTCTTCTTCATCGCCAATCACCAATAAGAAACTTAAAAAGTTACTCATCATATTTGACAGAATATCCGCTTCTTCGATTTTACCAATCGCTAGAAGTTTATTCTGCAAACTAATCATAGTTCCTTGAGTAATTGCAGGTGCAATCTTAGCAAGAGAACCATTCAATTGTATTTCCCAATAAGATATAAATGAGGCTCTTGCAAAGTAAGAAGCATATCTTACATCTTGCTGTCCTGTATTAAACATCTCAAGGTATGAGCCGTGTAGTTTCTTTCGCTTTTCTTTGCACCAAGATGCAAACTTCTTATCATTATTTGCTATTAAATATAATTTATTCATATTCATTCTTCATCATCTCCGTATATTTTCATTTGTTCCTTTAGTATTTCATCTAGTAAAACACTTCTAATTCTATCGTAGCATTTCTTTACATCTTCACGTTTCATTGTAGCCCCACGAAGTCCTTCACCTGCGGGAATATTTTTTCTAATATCAGCATATTGAGCAAATAAATCAACCAATTCACTTGCTGAAAATTTAAACTCGTTAAATGCTCCTTCAGAATGCTTTCTTAATGCGTTTGCTCTCCGCAACGATTTTTTAACTTGGACATCACTCATCCTCTTTATTCTCATTTAATTTCCTCCTTAGTAAGTTTAAGACTTTATTAGCCTCATCAATATTCATTCTTATTCCTTTTCCTGTTGGTTTGTCTTTTTTGAACCAGCGAATATCAACTACTTCAACATTCCAATATGTTCCTGTTTGAATTACAATTTCTTCATCAGAATTTCTAACTACTGAACCTATTCTCTCAAGACTCAATTCATCCACCCCTGTTTAAACTTCTTTAAATCCTGAGCAGAAGTAAAGTATCTGGGAACATCTAATTGGTCTAAACGATTAACAACCCAACAAGTTCCACCTAATGAAGATATTTGAACAATTTCAAATTGACCTTCGTTTACTTCTAATACTTCAGAAGTATTAATTTCTGGAACTAAACCATAAGACTTGGTTATCTCCTTAGCGATTTCATGAATGTTTTCTACAACATATTTTATGATATGCGCTCTTTGAATTGGAATCTTTGGGGCTACTGGGATTTGTAATTTACCAGTCATATTGCAGACTTTACATTTATTGCCCTCACAAATAGGACATTTAATCTCCGCTTTGTGTGGCGCAGGTAAAGTTACAGTAATTGCTCGTTTCAATGAAAACCCTCCCAATAATAATCATCTTCCTCAAATTCCTCAACCTCTTCAGGTTCTGGAAAAAGATGTAAATGGTATAAATTAAGTGCATAAAGTATTGCTATGCACAAAAATAAATAAAAGAAATCTCTCATCAGTAAACCCCCATAATATTATTAACTCTTTCTTGAAGAGTATTTGCTAAGTTAGAATGACCTAATAAATTTAAAAGAGTAATAGCATCAGTACATACATTAATTAATCTATCTTCCATATTTATTCCTCCACTATTTTTCTACCTAATATAGTTTTTACTTTTGAAGAAAGTTTATCGTTGTTCATACTTTGCAATAATAGTCTTATTTCATCATCTTCTACTGAATCAATAGTCTTTGAAATATCATATTGATTAGATTCAACGTGATTAATAAAATCAGAAGGTAATTCAATTTGATGTTCTTCAACGTAATGAGAAAGACCTGAAGGCCAAAGATATACACCATCAACCATTTCAGAACTACCGTTTATTTCTCCACATATCCTACAACGAGAAACTCCCCTATAAGAATAAACAAGAACACCATTAGATAAATAGTTCAACATTTTTTCAATGTCATAATTGGCTTTATTAGAAATAGGCATAGGTAAATCAGGGTATGTATTGTTTATTGTATTCCAAAATCCTACTCTTTTAAGTTTTGGCATATTTATTCCCCCATTAATACTGCTACATCTGTAGTCAAGAAAAGGTTTGCGATTGACATTGCTGCATTGAAACTTCCTAATGTTACAAGAAGAGGGTCAAAGATTCCTGCCTCTCTTAAATCACAAGAAACCCCAGTTACCATATTAATTCCCATATCTCTATTATCATCAAGAAGTGTATCATATCTATCAGCATCAATTCCTGCATTTTCTACTAAAGCCTGTAAAGGAGCAGTTAAAGACTTATACACAATAAAATCTCCTTTCTGTTCAATGTCCAATGCCTTTCTTGCATTAAACAATGACTTTCCGCCACCGATAATAATTCCACCCTTTAATGCAGATTTAGTCGCATTTAGGGCATCATCGAGTCTTTCCTTAGTTTCTCTCAATTCAACGGTTGAGCCAGCACCAACATGAATAATAGCAACGCCACCCGCCAAACGAGCCAAACGACGCTTCAATCTTGCCTTATCCATACCCTTTGCATCTTCGACACTACCTCTTAGTTGGGCGATTTTATCTTTTGGATTACCTTCTCCGCCAATCAGAATTGTTTTCTCCTTCGATACCACAACCTTCAAGCAACTTCCAAGTTCTGTTAATGAAACTAATTGAGGGTCATCCTTTGCTTCGTTAGTAAAAACTTTACCACCGACTAAAGATTGAATATCTCCTAATTCATCAATTTGAGCATCACCAAAATTGGGTGCAAGAATAGCCGCACATTGAATTGTATTTGCAACTACGTTAGCAATAAGATTGTTTAATGCTGAACCTTCCATACCTTTACACATAATTAATAAAGGCCGACCTTGTGCAGAAGAAATCTCAAGAACTGGTAAAATATCTTTAAAGTTACGAATGTTTAGATTCGACATAAAGATAAGAGGATTCTCAAATACGGCTTCACCATTTTCAGTATTTGCCATAAGGTGACTTAAGTAACCTTCATCTAACTCAATACCTTCTTTAACTTCAAGATACGTCTTGTTTGTTTTAGATTCTTCAACTGCAACAATACCTTCTTTACCAACAGTCTTTACTGCTTCGCTGATGATACTCGCCATTCCTTCATCATTATTTGATGCAATCATAGCAATATCAAATACATTCTCTTCATCAATTTCTGTTGAAGTTTGTCGAAGATAATCTTGAACTTTACGTTGAGCCAAAAGTAATTCTAGTCTTAGTTGATGAAGATTATACATTTCTTCATTATCAAGAATATTCTGACAAAGAGCCTGTGCTAAAACACAAGCCGTTGTTGTTCCATCTCCAGAAGTATCTTGAGCCTTTGATGCAATATTCTGAACTAACTGAATACCCATATTAACAAATTGGTCTTCAGCATTTACATACTTTGCAATTGTTACTCCATCATTAATTACGACTGGAGGATTACCCTGCAAAATAACTGTTCTTGCTTGTGGCCCTAATGTGGGCTTAACTGTATCAGCAACAAGATTGATTCCTTCCATTAATTTCTTTTTTACTTCATCTCCAAATAAAATCATTCTTCTTCCTCTCTTGATTTTTTCCATGCCGTCATTAAATTATTTAATACTACGGGATGTGTCTCTTTACACCACAATATAAAATTAGCGGCAATTTCTAAAGCCATTTCATCAGTAAATGTCTTCATCCTAACACCGCCAAAATCCAATCATCGTGAATAAACTTAAATTCACCTAATTCTTCAATAGGCTTCATTAAAGAGAAAACAATGCGCTTGCCGATAATATCTTTGTTCATGCTATCTACAACAATACCTACATTGTTCTCCTTTACAATAATTTGACCTACTGTATCTTCGTCTTGTAATACTACTGAATATTTTCCATATGCTTTCATTCTTCTTCACCTCCGATATAAACCCACTTTTTCTTCATGGTTCTGTCAGTGTAAGTCCAGACATGGTTCTTATGAAACTTTTGTAGTTTTTTCCACCGTTCAGTTTTCTTAGACCAAGTTACACCCTTTTGTGGGTTACGCTTATTCTTATCATTTGGATGATTAGCAAAGTGCTTTTCTCTTCTTTGTGCAACAGGTGATGGTGATTTCTTTTGCATCATTCTTCCTCCATAAAAGTTTCAACGAACTCTTTTTGACTATACCAATCTGAACCTGTCAAAGAAAGTTGATTAGTTTTGTTTTGCCAATAAGATTCACCTGCATTGCTTTCTTGAATAAAGAGATTATCGGGGTCAGTATTCTGCCAAAATCCGAAATGTTCTTCTCCACCAATAACATATGCTTCTTTCATTTGAGTTTTCCAAGTACCGACAGTATTCCAATCTGTTCCGCTAAAATATGCACGACCAAATGGATGTGTATGAATCCAACACTTAATCGGTAATTTCAATCCTGTCGGTTGTTGCATAAAAGATACAAAACCTGATGAACCAGTAGAAACAAAACAATTATCGTTATCATCCACAACAACTTGAACTTCAAGATGTGGTAGAATCTTTGTAGACATATCCCAAATAACCTTAAAGAAACTTGTTTCCGCAAAAGGTTCAAATTCTGATTCTGGATTATACCAGTCATCTCTCACATTCCATACTTCTTTAATGCCATCAACGACATATTCTCTTCGATTTTTAATTTCTTCTTCAAACGGTATCATTATTCTCACCCATTAGTTTTTCCAATTTTGCTTGGAGTCTTTGTTGCTTCTTCAACTTTCGTCGCTCTCGACGAGTAAGAGGCTTTTTCTTTGCATCTTGCAAAAGTCCTTCCATTTTTCTAGTGTAATCTTCAAATGCCTTAGTCCACGATTTTTCAGACAATACGGCAGTATCTGAAAGAGTCTGAATCTGTAATTTAAGATTCTTGACTGTTGCCTTTAGATTCTTAATCTCTTTCTTTCGTTGTTCAAGATACTGATTAAGCCTTAGAATTTGCTTATCCTTATCAGCAAGAATAATATCTGCATCTTCAGTAATATTAGGTCGAGATTGTTTCTTCTTAGAATCAACCTTTTCTGTTTTTGCAGAAAGAACCTTCTTAAGTTTCTTACGTTCTTTAAGATACTTATTCCAGCATTTTTTACATTGTTTGTTTCCATTCTTCTTAAAGGAAGCATACCAGTTTTCATCTGTCAATTCAACACCACAAGTCCTACAATCAAATGTTCTTCTCTTAAGAACTTTCTTTTTAGGTTTAGGGCTGGATTTAGGTTTAGTATTCGGCCCAACTGCTCTTGTGTTTGCTACAAGTTTCTTCCCCGACTTTTTCTTCCTTAGAGAAGAAGCCTTGACTTCAATTGCTTTCAATGTCCTTTTCTCACCAAACTTCTTAGTATATTTGGTATAAATCTCTTTTGCTTCTTTGTTTAAATGTAAATACATAAACGCTGTTTCTTCTGTTGTCCACTTCATATTTTTCACTTCCTTATAGGTTAATTACCATAAAATCCTTTATTTCTTCATCGTTGAAGAATTTCTGCATCCATTGTGCGCCCATTCCTGCAATTGCTACTTGTAGGAATTGAACTCCTTTTTCTGTTTTATCCCATTCATCGCCTTGACAACTAAAACTACCGTCAGGGCCACTTAATAATGTATCATACATCTTTGGGTCAGAATTACTGGAAATAAATGCGGCATTTCTGCCTTGCGCTCGCAAATCGAGCCACTTCAGATTACTGTTATACAATGTACGTCTAACACCTAGATTATCTACACAACATACAACTAAATCATATCCTTTCATTTGCTTTTCTGTCAAAATTGGATAGGTATTTGCAAAGCCGACTGATGAATATTCATCACGCATTACAAGTGCTTTATTTTGCCCAACATGACCTTTCTTAAAATTTTGATAAGTCAAATTCTTTTCTTCGACAGTATCGGGGTCAGCCACATGAATCTCATAAAGACTCAATTTATCCAAAACTTGAATAAGCCAACTACCAATTCCACCTGCTCCAATAACTAATACTTTTCTCATTCTAAACCACCTTCTCTAATAAATTGAATAAAATCCATTCCATATTCAGTATTGCATTCTAAACATTTACAATTTGTATCTGTTGGTTTCCAATGCACTAATGAATAACTTCTGCATTCTAAACATTGAACGTCATTAATTGCTTTATCTTTTCTCATATTTATTTCTCCATTAAATTATTTATATCCTTTCCTTTGATTTCTTTTACTGATTTTCTACCGACCAGTTCTAGAATCTTCTTTGTTTGATTGTAAATGTTCTTTCTTTGAAAACCTGTTTTTTCAGCAACATCTGTTCCCGATATGCGATAACAAAACATATTAGTTGCTATCCAACAAATACTTGCATTATAACATCTGCCTTTGTTGAATGTTGTATCAATTAGCAAACGCTCAAAATACTCAAAGACTTTTTCACATCTTGCTTGATAAAGAGGGTCATCTGAAATAAGAGCAGAACATCTACTGAATTCAAACCTTTGATTTGAAAACGAGACTGTTCTCAAATCTTTTGTAATTCTAGAAACTAACTTTCTTACTTTCTTTTGAGAACAGGAAAATTCTGAGCATATTTCTTTATATGTCAATGGTGTTCCATTTTCTTTAAGAACATAAGATACAATTGCAGTTGCTCTTGTTTCTAAGGAATCTCCAGTATTAAAGAAACCTTTACGATAAAGACTCAGATATAATTCTTCTGTTCTAGATTTAAGACCAACAAATTGATGCTTGGCTAGAATCATATTACAATGAGTCAAAGCATTTTGCACAGTTCTAGGAATCAGGTTATCTGTATTCCATCGGTTAAATTTAGTTGAACCCTTTCCTGTAACAATTGAACCTAGTCTAGTGGTATCAATATTTCTATCATAAAAACCATCAGCAAAAGATACTGATTCATCGAATGCTTCGTAAATAGCAACCAATCCGCATCCATTACAGACCTTTTCACCAAGTCTTTCATCAAATCTAAAATCTCTCATTCCGCATTCTTCACATCTCATTATTACCATCTCTATTCAATTTACTACTTAAATCTTTATTCCTTACAGTATCGGGTTCTCCACACAGATAATTCTTGATTGTCTTTACTAAGGTAATGAGCATTTTATCATTCATAGTGGACATAATCCTAGAAACATACTGGTCGCCCAGTGATGAACCTGTTGCAAGATTATCTATGCAAATTGGCCCACGCCAATGTGGTTGTTGATGAACCTGTAAATGTTTACCATTGTTATCAAGTATTTTTTCACCCTCTCTTGTATAACAATTAACAAGATATGGTTGCCAAACAGATACTCTTACTTTTTGTAAATCAGAAGTGGATGCACCTCTTTCTATTTTCCAATCATACAATTGACCACGAACAAGAATTGACTCTATTCCGTTTTCATCCTTTTTAGCATAAAGTTTATCTTTAAATTTTTCAAGTGTTTCTTCTAGAAGTTTCATCGCTCTTTTTTCTACAATATCTCCTTGGCGGTTTTGCTTCAAAAACTCTACCATTAGTTCATGTTCTGAATCAGTAGGGTTTCTTTCAATTAAACGATAAAATAAATCTCTAGGCGATAAATTTGTCCAGTTTCCTCGCTTTTTATCATGGCGATAAGTATTACAGAATGTATTTAAATCATCTGTGGATATTTCTCCCCAAACGCCATCACTAATCTCTAATGCAAAATCTTCAGCACCGATTTGTTTTACGTTTAAACGAACCTCAATTTTTTCCCCAAAACGACCTCCTTGATAGAAATAATAAGGGACTTTATTTTCTAGAACATAGTGAATGTTTTCGGGCATATTCAAAAAGGAATTAAGCGTCGAGAATAATTTCATTACATTATCTTCATGGAAACTAACCACCAATACTTTTGCTAATGCACCACACATAGTATCTAATGATACATGATGTCCATTAATATTGATTCGAGCCTTTTCCTTTTGAACACTGATTGGTAATCCATTAATTGTCATACTTACATCAAAATCATTTCCGTATGGGTTGTTTCTAAAAGACTGACTACTCCATCTATATCTTTTACTACTATATCTTCGTTTCTTGAAAGCATTTTTGAAAAACTCCTTAGCAGATGAAAAAATCGGGTCAGTTGAAGTAAATCGGAAATTATCCCAACTTAAGCCAACAGTTTTAGCCGCTTCTGTACCATCTAAAAGGACTAGTTCAGTATGTTTTACTTTTCTTTCGTCATCAGGTGATGACATTGTTATTGTATATTTTGTCATATTATCACATCATAAATAATTTATCATCAATCTTGCTTTCGCAGGATTCATGTACTTGTTTTTTAATTTCTTCGGGAATCAATAATTGACCCCCACAGATTCGGCATCGAGTTGCTACTCTTTTACCGTAGGCTCTATGACTTTTAACAAAGTCTGGATTCTTTTCTTTCATTGTAATTCCTCATTAATGTATTAAAGTATTCTTTATTATTTTTTTCCATATAGTCAAAAAGCCGTTTGACTTCTATTAAGTCCTTTTGTAAAAACTCAACGAAACCGAGTTCTTTTGCCTCTTCCACATCCCATAATGCGACATGGTATAAAAAATTGAGCAAACGAGTTTTCTTTTCTTTTTCTTCTTTCATTTTATCACAGACATTTAGAGTATGAATAAGCCTATCAAATTTTTCATTATCTAATGCTCTAGATAAATGCACCGCATATAATCTAAAGGTAGAATAATCAGTCTTATTCACTTCTTTAAAGTTAGATTTCACATTGTCCACCTGCACAGGCTAATTCACCAGAAAGATTTGTGTTATCTTGATTTTCAATTACTTGAGTCAAATCAATATTTGTTAGATTCTTAATCATTTCTTCGTATTGTTTCTTAGTAATCGTTTCAAATGGTGCTTGTTTGTATGTTCCACCATCATAAGGTAATACTGACAAACCGTTGTAATAATGTCTATTCATCCACATCCATTCTCCAACGTCGCCCCATTCATCTTCTTTGATTGAAATGGTTGCTGAAACATTGTGGGTATTTAATCCATCATTATGTCCTGCACGAACCCAACGAATACTAAAATTCTTTACACGTTCCAAAAGATTGAATACGTTTTCTGTCCGAATAATAGCATTAGAAGGAGACTTCTGAGGAATAGAAATAACTGCTTGTTCTGTTGGATTAAAGAATTCATCTTCCACTAATTCTGGATGATTATTCAATAGATAAGAATAAATTGCTTCATTCTTCCCAACACGAATTCTGCGAATATAATATTTATCATGCCAAGCATGAATACCACTACTTGTTCCTAATACAAGAGAAGTCGTTCCCGCAGGTTTTACACAAGTAACTCGACTTGCTTCGTTAATTCCAATAATCTTAGAGATTCTTTTATTTTCAATTTTAGCAGCAAAGGCAGCCATTTCCAAATCTAATTTTTCAACGACTCCAGATGCGATACCCGTCATAGATACACCAAGCAAAGAATCTTTTTCACTATTCTTTTGCCATATTTCTCTTAGATAGTGAAAATCAGTATAACCTGCTTGTAATGTTCCTAAGAACGAAGCGGCCTTTACTCTTGATTCTAAATCAAATTGGTCTTCTACATCTGATGCATTTACTTCAGTTAGATTACAGAATTGATAAGGTCTTAGCGCAATTTCGCAACATGGGTTTGTTCCCCAATCTTTGTCATTGCTAAAATAAATTCCAGGTTCTCCGCTATTACTTGCATGAATTCTTTCCCAAAGTTGTAGAAAGAATTCTTTTGTTACTCTATGTCGTAGAATAACTGCTGAATTGTTTGCTCTACCACGTTGAGCGTTATTTTCCCACCAATTACCAGATTTACAGGCAATCATATCAGTATCATCGGCACTAAATAGACTAATCATAGCGGCTCTACGAATACCTCCTGCAAGAACAGCATCAGCCAAATGGCACATAATATCATGAACTTGAATTGATTTTAGTTTTTCACCAATAGAGATGTTTTGAAGAATACCTTCAATTTTAACTAAACATTCTCTTAATGGCTGAAAACCTGGGGCTTTTCCACCACTAGTTCTTAATAGAGAACCTTTCGGTCTAATATCCGAATAATCAAATACTGGAGAAGAAGAACGAACACCTGTATAACATTCAAGGAGAACTTTTACTGAATCAGCCCATCCTTCAATTGAATCTGCAATTAAATACCTTCGTGTTCGATTAGGATTAGGTTGAACTATTTCTGGTAATTCTTCAATATGATGACGTTGAACAGAATAACCTACGCCTGTTCCTCCTAGCAAAAGAAACATACTTTCCGAAAAGGAAGTAATAGAATCTATTGGTAGATATGCACAATTGTAAACTCTATTTGGAGAGATTTCAATAGGTTTACCACCAAACTGCATAGAACGCATAGAAGGTAATACTTTTTTCGTCTTTACAAAGTTTTCATAAACTTCTTCAATTTCTTCAGTGAGTTCTGGATATTTCTTAGTATGCATATCCATGTTTCTTTGAACAATTTCTGTCCATGTTTCTCTTCGTTGTAGTTCTTCTTCATATCGTGCATACTTCATATGCACAGTAATATCTGATAAAATCTGTTGTTCTGTATTCATAATTAACACCTTAGTTTTGTTGTTTTTGGGAATTTATGTAAAGTTGTAAACGAGAATGTCCATTCTGTTCCATACTTGTAAACAACCCACTCTTTTTCTTCTTTAAATTCCCATGAAGAAAAATCATTTATTGCGTTCTCACCATTATCTTTAATGAGAGAATCAATTGAATTGTATTCTTTATTGTTATAGAATACAATTGTATCTCCAACGCAAACTATTTTTGCTTTTGGAGTCTTAGCGATAATAAAACCGCTTTCATAAAAATCGGGTTTGATGCAGACGTTATTATTGATTTTTTTCGTTTCGCTGAGAGTCCAACCCTTGTCTCTCATTATTAAATCAAATGCATCGAGTCCTATAAAATATTTCAAATCCATCCTTTACACCGCCACACAGGGGAGAGCCGAGCCTCTTTTTTTGCGCTCAACTCTCCCCATCAAGAGGGAGAACATAAAGATTACTTGGTAATCTAAACATTTCCTCCGACAATCGCAGGGCTTAACATTACTGCATCAATGTCATCCCATGCAATTTCGGCAATTTGTTCTCTTGATGTTAATTCACCATCAATAAAAACCCAATGCGTCGGGTGTGTGTTTATTTGCTCAATAACGCCTTGTGCGTCAAGAGTTAATTCTGTGTGTCCTGTTTCATTCATAATTGTCAAACTAATCATATTATCACTTCGCTGTTTTGTCTTTGTTGTGTCCGTTTATAAGACGACTCAATCAAGCCATCTCCTTATCCATTTTTTCATATTGACGCTGTTCCTGTAAGTAAGAAGATAGAATCATATCCATCTTCTCAGGCATTACATCAATAATACCACCAATTAGTTTTCGATTTAACGAAATCCATATTCGGTGATATGTATTTATGATGACTTTTGGTTCATCATCACTATTCATAGTAATAACGATTGGGGGTAATTCCTCATCATCTACTACTTTGAATTCCACTGGTTTTCTTTGCTGTATTACTGTCATAATTATTTCTCCATACTATCTTAATATTTCTTGTTTCTTTTTTTGTGTGAATAAGCGGGCATAACAGGAATCGAACCCGTATCTTCGGCTTAGAAGGCCAAAATGCTATCCATTACACCATATGCCCAAGTATCTTAACCAATATATGCCAATAATGCTGGTATATTCTTGGTATGAATTAAATCTTCTAATCGGTCTGTTGAATCTGCATTCTCCCTAACAATCGCAGTAGCCACTACATCAATAAGTTTTTGTCGGCTTACGTTCTCGAAAACCACCCTTACTTGGGTTTCAAGACCTTGCAAGTATAATTCCTCATGTTTGCATGACATACAAGGAGAGCGCACCACTACGTCGTGGTTATAGTCGGCTTCTGTAATGAAACCTTTACCATTACATTCTTGACAAACCATCAAAATTCCTCCGTAATGGAGAATTCTTTTGTTTCCTTTTGATTCCAATATTGATAAACTAACATTGTTGAAATCATATAATTGTAATTTGTTGAACTAGGGTTCTCCAAATACATTTCATATGCAGTTTTCAGATATTCATTAGCAGTTGCTAATCCTAATTCCTTTACTAACGGTTCAACCATATCATGAACTGAACCGTGTTGTTTCTTCAACATGCTAATTGTCTTTTGTTCTACGTTATTAAACATTATTAATCCTCCATTGTTCCATTTGTATTTGTAGTGAAAACCATTCTGGTCTTCCACGCTTTCGCCATTCAGCGAAACGCCATTTTCCTTTGATGTAATAATGACGATAAGATTCTGTTACAAAATCCCATTCGTTATCATATACATTTTTGATTCGATATTTGTCATCCATAGCAATAGATATTGGCGTTAGGCCTTTTACTGGAAAGGCCCAACTAGTTTCATAATCTTCAGGTATTTCTGTATTTAGAATCCTTTGATAAGAACCATGTTCTTTTCCATATCTGAAAGTAAATTCCTTGCATAGTTCATAACCATGCATATAAAGCCAATTGAAATTGTCCTGACTTTGCCTCGCCCATATCGTTGAAGGGTGGTTTAGCATAGCAGGTTTCATCATTTGCGAATCGGTTTCTTTGTGAAAAGCCTTGAGTTCTGCCAAAGTAGGTTCTTTATCATATGCTTGAACGTATTGAAAATACAATGCGTTAGTATGTAACATTTGACAAGTTTCTGTCGGCATCTTGACAATATGTTTGTCAATCATCTGTTGTGCTGATTCGATTGGATTTCTTGATACTGCAAAGATATTCATTCTTCGTTCCTCCATTCTTCTTCCATTTTCTTGAGTTCACGTTGGGCTTTTTGCTTAATTAGTTGCCTTTCATGAATCGCTAAATTTAATTCATCAAGCGAGTCTGGATAAATTGCTTCAAAAACACGAAATACTGTTTGCATATCTTGCTTTTGCTGTCGTGCTTCTCGTATGCTCCTTCTTCCCAGATTAATAAAGAAAATTGCTTCTTGCCAATAATCATTGACTTCAGGGTTAAGATGCTCAATTAAAGCATCGAAAACATCATCCATTTCTTCATCAATTTTTCTGTCAATTTCTTTTTGATTTGCATAGATTGACATTGCTTGCATGTAAATACTTCTCGGAATATCCATTATTCATCACCTTTCCAATACCATGTTTGTTCGCCTAATTCGTCTAAAGTCATGCCAAATGTTTCAGCAATAACTTTCATTGGAACGCACATATACCATCCAATTTCACGACTTGAGCCATTATATCCTTTGTAGTTTTTACGCATAAATTCAATTATTTTATTCATATTTTCACCTTCTTTGATTTTTGGTACGCTTGATACGGGCGCATACCTAGACCCAAATACTCTTGGTATTTTTCAATCCTTTTATTTTCATATTCAATTGTCCTGTTCAGAAACTCAGGTTTGTACAACCTATGATTCATCTTAGGAATTATATCTTTCATATATATCTTCATTACAACCACTACATATTGTTATTATTATTTCTGATTCTTCATCAGAATTAAACTCACTACTGATTATTCTCAAATTGTGAGTTGCAGGAAGGAAACACACATGACAGCGTATCTTGGGTTTCCTTGTGAATATTTCTTTGCTTAATATATTATTTAGCCATTTTAACATAATTATCACCATAGGGCGGGGAAACGACTTCATAGTAACAAAAAACTACTATCTCCAAAGTACCGTTTTATCGTTATTATTGGATAAACCCCTTAAAGGTGGAGGAAAACACTCACTGAACTACGCTATGAGTATTTTTACCTTTTAAACCTCCTATCCTGTTAGACGGAGCAAGGTATGACGAACTAACCTTTTTTATCTAACTGGAATTTAAAATACTGCTCGTATGCTATAATTAACTTACGAACAGGTTTGTCCTTATTCTCTAACAATACAGAATGAAATGTTTGAATCATACTCAACAGATATTCTGCATCATCATTATATTGCGAATCATCCACGATTTCACCTCAAAAGGATTTACCATGCATGAACTCACGACTTTGATTATATTCGACCTTTGCAAGTATAGCACCTGCAATATCTAAATCTTTACCGAATGCATAATCCATAATACGGATAACTGCATCAGCAAGTTCTTCTTCAAGATTACTAAACTCAATAATCTTATTTGAGGAAGGATTACCGTCACGCAAAGCCTCTAATGCTTCACTTATTTCAGCATGAATTAAAGCCATTCTTTCGCCATCATTCACTTCATCTTTCCAGAATCCGTGATTAACTGCGTTTTTATACACTTCTTTTGCTAAT